CCAGAGATTAGCTTTGACCGAGAGCGTTCTTCCTTCCTTGGGCGCTCTCTATTTTTATTTGCGTTTTGAGACAAAGGAGATTTGAGCGAATGGATACAGACAAAATGCTCGACAGGCGCGATGGTGAATCAGACTTCGACTACCACAAAAGACTGATCAACGCTAAGCTTGTCGACAAGACGCTTGACCTTGATTACGCGACATTGTCGCCATATTTATATGGGAAAGCATATGCGCCGGACGTGGCGCGGAGGATGGCGTATGGCTCTGCCCGTACGCTTAAGTTAATGGAAGAAGATTTGGAACGCATTGCTTCAGAGAGCGCGTCCAGTCAAATTCTGAATGAAATTGACATGAAACAGATTGAGCTTCAGAAGGAGCGCCAGCGGTTTAGTGATCAGAGGCGCGAGTTCAATAAGCTTGTCAATAAAGAAGGTCGTATGGAACATCTGTTCGAGACGTTGCGAACTGCGGCTGACAATTTGAACGAGACGGTCGGTACATTGTTCGGGCCGGATCTTCCATTGGAAGAGTATGGCAACAACGAGGCTGTGCTCGTCCTGAGCGACTGGCATTACGGAATGATCGCCGACAATGTATTTAATGTATATAACAGAGATATCTGTAAAAAGAGAGTAAAGGAACTTATTATGCGTGCCGCAGAGCGTATTGCACTGCATAATTGTTCTACTCTACACATTGTGTGCCTGGGCGATCTCGTGAATGGGTGCATCCACGTTGGAACACGTGTTGCCTCGGATGAATTAGCGTGTGACCAAATTATGCAGGTGTCAGAGATTCTCGCACAGACAATCAGTAAATTGTCGACGGTCGTAGATAAGACGTATGTCTATATGACATATGGTAATCATGGCCGGTCTGTCCAAAAGAAAGATGAGTCTATTCATCGTGATAATATGGAGAGACTTATTCCTTGGTGGGTTACAGAAAGGCTTTCCGATCATGCAGATATTGAGATTGTGCAGGATATGGGTAATGAGTTTGTCGTCTTCTCGGCTGCCGGACACGACATTGCTGCAACGCATGGCGATCTTGATAATGTTAAGCAGGCCCCTAGGCTTCTTGCAACGCTGTTTAATAAACAGTTTGGCAGGAATATAGAATATATCATCCTTGGAGATAAACATCACAGGGAGAGCTTTGAAGAGCTCGGGGTAACATCCATGATCTGTGGTTCTCTTTGTGGGGCGGATGACTATGCAAATGGGAAGAGATTGTATTCCACACCTTCTCAGCTGCTGTTAATTGTCAACCCAGTTCATGGCGTTGACGCGGAATATAGAATAGAAGTTAAATAAGCAGACTTTGGTCTGCTTTTTATATGGCAGGGTATATCAGTGGTAGATTTCCGGGTTCATACCCCGGCGGCCGTTGGTTCAATTCCAACCCCTGCAACCATTAGAATAACGGAGGTGTATCTGTGGCTAGAAAGACAAGACACAATGAAATTGTGACACCGGAGTTGTTAGCACAGGTCAACTCCGAGAATATACAGTTACTTAATGAGTTCGTCGATTATCTTAAATCTCTCCAGAGAAGTAATGCGACGATTGAACAGTATGTGTATGACATCCATATCGCGTTTGTTTGGAACTTGCAGTTCAATGGAAACAAGTTCTTTGTGGAATGGACGAAGCGCAATGTGGTGGCATATCAGAATTGGTTACTAAATACAAACGGCAACAGCCCGGCACGAGTCAGAAGACTTAAGGCGGCGCTGTCATCGCTGAGCAACTTTATCGAAAACGTAATGGACGACGAGTTCCCCCAGTTCCGTAACATTATTAACAAAATCGAGAGCCCGGTCAATCAGCCAGTCAGGGAGAAATCTGTTCTCGGCGACGATGAGATTCTCCCATTGCTTGATAAGCTAACCGAAACTAAGCAGTATGACAAAGCATGCTTGATTGCTTTGGCGTACTGTTCCGGCAGAAGAAAAGCAGAGCTAATCAGATTTAAGGTCTCTGATTTTGGAGATGATCATCTTGTCTGTGACGGCGCTTTGTATAAAAGCGACCCAATTAAAACTAAGGGACGTGGAGTCAATGGTAAGATGCTCAATTGCTTTACGCTTGCAAAACAGTTTAAACCATATTTTGACAACTGGATGGAAGACCGCAAGCGCAAAGGTATTGAAAGCCAGTGGCTGTTCCCAGATTCAAACAATCCCGAAGAGCACATGGGGGTTCCGCGGGTTAACTCTTGGGTAGAGTCAATAAACAGATACCTCGATGTTCCAGTCTACATGCATGCATTCCGTCATGCGGCAGTCTCGAGGTTTAAGCGGGCTGGCATCCCGGATTCTGTTATTCAGCAGTACATAGGGTGGGAAGATATCTCCATGGTCTCTGTATATAACGATTTAGGCGCTGACGAGGAGCTCGGCATGTATTTTACTGCCGAAGGAATTACTGCACCGAAGCAGCGTGGGTTTGATGAAATTTAATTTTCAGGAGTGAAAGGTATGAATAAGAATGGATTAGTACGCGACATTGCCGCTGTTTTAAAGCGCAACGATGTTCGCAAGGACATGCCGTCAAAGAAGCATGTCTTTTATATTTCTGACGACGAAGGCAACGCGAAGAAGTTTTCTGTGACTCAGCAGGCTCGCGGAGTACATTTCAACGCAGAAGATGTCGACGCCGTCATTGAAGCTTTCATGTTCGTTGTCAGTGAGGCGATTAAGCGTGGTGAGCAAATCAATTTGCAGGGCTTTGGTTCATTTAAACTGAGGCATCTGAAACATATTTCTGTTCGGGATTTCAACAGCGATGGCATGATTGATATTCCTGACAGATACACAGTGAAGTTCGTGCCTGGGGCTGATCTTAAGAACAGCGCGGCCGTCTATGGGACTTCAGTTGAAGATATGCGTGCTATCACTCTCCCGCTTGGTTTTGCAGAAGAAGATGATGACGAAGATGAGGACGGCGAAGAGTAATGGCTCTTGATATCTCGAGTGTCAGCAACGGTGAAGGTGCTGTCTGCACGCGTTGCGGCACACGATATCCAAAACGTAAAGGCAACTTTGCTGTAAGTTATGCCGCCATGTATAGGGGTATTGGTACATTAAGCGTATGTAAAAATTGCGTTGATGCAATGTATACTCAATACTTCCAGCAAGCACGCAAACCAGAAGATGCGATTAGACAGGTCTGTAGGAAATTAGACCTATACTATGATGATGCAATATATCAGTCTGTTGTCGCAAAATCTGTTCCAAGAACATTAATCGATCAGTACCTGCAGAAGCTCAGCCAACAGCGTTACAACGGAATGAGCTACGACGATACACTGATTAAAGAGAATACAATGTGGCAGTTCGGTATTGCCGAAGAGAAACAGGAGCCGGTTGGTTTGGAAGAGCCGGAACCTGTTACTGAACCTGAGCCAGATCCCGTAGACCCCCCTATTGAAGTTGATCAGGCATTGATCGATTTCTGGGGCGATGGACTTGACGCTGAATCATATGAAGCTCTCCAGAAGAGATATGAAGAGTGGCGCGGTGACGGAACTTTCGATATTGCTACAGAGATGCTTGTCAAGCAGATTTGCTTGACTGAATTGGATATTGCCAGAGATCGTGCAGATGGACGATCACCGGAAAAAGATATCCAGATATTGAATAGCCTGATGGGCTCGGCGAATTTAAAGCCTGCCCAACAGCAGAAAACTGACGAGGCGCAGGCTTTGGCGGAGGTACCGCTCGGCGTCTGGCTGTATAAATACGAGAATCAACGACCGCTGCCCGAGGTGGACGAACAGTTGAAGGACGTGAATCATATTCGTAAATATGTATTTACGTGGATGGGGCATCTATGCAAGATGCTCGACATCAAGAATGCGTACTCAGATTTATACGATGAGGCTATCGCAAAGTACTCTGTGCAAAAGCCGGAGTACGAGGGCGACGATGATGAAGACATCCTGTCTTCGGCGGGGGCTACCGAGAATGAGTAGATATGAGAACGTATTGAACGGCGCCGCAGCATGGGGCGCTTTTTATCGTGAGAACGTCGATAAGTTTGTCGAAGACTACTTACACGTTCGACTGCATTTATTCCAGCGCATTGTCTTGGTGATGATGTTCTGGAGCACAACGATGGTATTTATAGCATGTCGTGGTTAAACAGGAAAAATAAAAGATGAATACGGAACAAAAGGAATATATTAAAGATCATTATATGGAGCAGCCATATAGTTTGATTGCTGAACATTTGGGAATAAATAAAAGTTCTGTGCAAATGTTAGTTCGTCGAAGTGGTTGGCCTACAAAGAGAAAGCGTGTGAGGCTGGATCTCGACGATGAGGCTTCAAAATATATCATTGCCAACTACCAAACTATGACCTATCCGGAGATCGGTGAGCATCTCGGGCTGACAAGCAAACAAGTCGAGGCTTGGGTTCGCAACCACATTAAGGATCGCGTTTTAAAAACACGTGTATTCAACGAAGATTATTTCGAGAAAATAAATACACCAGACCGAGCTTATTGGCTCGGTTTTATTTATGCAGACGGTTGGATTTCGGTTCATAAGAGAGATAGCAGTGACCCAAACAGCCGCCTGAGTTATGAATTTGGGATGGAGTTGCAACGATGTGATGAATATATTCTTCACATGCTCAACAATGCGTTGGGTGGTCAACATGTAATTAAGCAGTATCATAACAAGCTACTGATCGCAAATAACCGCAATGAATCAGAAACTGACTCGAGCGTGTTGCGCGTTTATTCAAAGAAGATGGTAACTGATTTGATGGCTAATGGAATTGATCTGCGAAAGAGCCATAGTGACAGGTTCCCGGTTGTAGACGATAGTCTATTCTTCGATTTTTTGCGCGGGTATATTGATGGCGACGGATGGGTAACAAAACAACGGAAGTACCTCGACGTCGGCATCGCAAGTGCTAGCGATTGCGTTCTTAAATACATACAATCTAAACTTTTAGATGATTATGGAATACATACCTCAATTTATCGTGAACAGCGCGGGCAGTATATGCCAAAGTACACACTGAGGTGTTACAGGAAGGATTCTGTTGCCGCATTGTTTAAACATCTATACGCAGACAAAAAAGCGATTAAACTAAATCGCAAGTATTCGATCTTTGAAAATTTCTATGGCCTTGCTGCGTAGCAATACGTAGTAGAAAGCGGGCAATATCGGTGAACGCTAAGTCTTTAGATATGCCAACACCGAGATAACCAATTACCTGTTGGTATCGTAACGCATAGCGATTGAGCGTGATTTGGGAGCAATAATATCGCCACGAGTGTCCGCCGCCCAATGCGGGTGAAGATATATGCTGAGCTTATACGAAAGTATAAGAGCTAAGAGATAAAAAGCTCTTAGGTTAACAAGTGCTTGGAAAGACATTCTTAAGCGCCATCTATTGTGTAGTAAGATGCATACTCTACCCGGGCACACGTGTTTGTGTTGCGTCGTCTGTTCGGTCGCAATCGATCAACGTGCTCGAAAAGATCACACAAGAACTAGTCCCGAGGTCGCCAGAGCTCAAGGCCGAGATCGATTGGAAGGAGACTAAGATTAATCCAACGAACGCGATTATTACATTTAAGAATTCAAGTGTAATTAAAGTTGTCACGGCTGGCGAATCAGCACGTGGCAACCGCGCAAATGTTGTTCTCGTTGATGAATTTAGGCTTGTTCCAAAGGATACGATTGATACCATCCTTCGAAAGTTCTTGACGCTAACAAGGCAACCGGATTATAACGCCTTATCGCTAGAGGAGCGTAAGAAGGAGTGGCGTAAAGAAAAGAACTTAACAATGTACCTCAGTAGCGCTTACTGGAAAGAGAACTGGTCTTATCAGAAATGCATAGATACATTGCATGCAATGGTTAATCCAAGCAGAAAGCAGTTTGTATGCAGCTTCCCCTATCAATTACCTATTGCAGAAGGCATGCTCGACCCAGAATTTGTCGCCGACGAAATGGCCGATTCTGATTTCAGTGAAATCAAGTTTAGCCAAGAAATGGGTGCGTTGTTCTGGGGTGCCTCAGATAACGCCTTCTTCAATTATGATTTGATTGTGCGCAACAGACGAATCAGGTATCCGATGTTGCCGGACAAGCTTTCGCGAAAGTTAAAAGATAACGCAAACATCCGTATCCCACCAAAAGTAAATGGTGAGAAACGAATTCTGTCCGCTGATATCGCGCTCATGGCGTCAACGAAGCACAAGAACGATGCCACGGCTGTGTGGATAGATCAAATGCTCCCAACAAAGGCTGGGCGATATTCAAACAATATTGTTTATGGTAATGCCTATGAAGGTCTCCGAACAGAAGACCAGGCTCTTGTAATTAGAAGGTTGTTTGACGAGTTCCAATGTGATTATCTAGTCCTCGACACTAATGGAATTGGTCTTGGTGTTTATGATGCTCTATCGAAGGATCTAGACGACCCAGAGACTGGTGAAATATATCCGGCGCTGTCTTGTTGTAATGACGATAATATGGCGGCCAGATGCACAGTGCCGGGTGCCAGAAAGTGCATATGGTCTATCAAGGGGTCTGCGCAATTTAACTCAGACAGCGCGATCCTTTTAAGAGATGCCTTGAACAACGGACGTATTCGTTTGCTTATGAACGAATCTGATGGGGAAGAAAATCTCAAATCGTTAAAAGGCTACAACAGTTTGAATCCCGCAGAGAAGATGTCTCTGCAGTTACCTTATATTCATACCACCCTACTCATCGACGAGCTAACAAAGCTTAGGCATGAGCAGACTGGTTCACGCATCCGTGTTTTTGAACAGACTGGCATGCGCAAGGATAGATATTCTTCCCTTGCCTACTGTTACTACGTTGCGACGCAGATAGACATTAAAGAATCTCGTCGTCAAAACAAGGGTGTTGCCGAGGCTTCGATGTATCAAATTCGAGCCCCAAGAAGACATATAGACAGAGGAGGGTCGTGGTAACCATGGAAAAAGATGTAAAGACGACGACTGACAGTTCTTTCATCCCGCTCGGTTCGGGCAAGTCGTCCTCTCCAGAATTTAAATTTTCAAGTCCTGTCACGGCGCTTCTGTTGCGTGACTTGAACAATTATAAACAACAGTACCCACATTTCTTCATGCGATACAAGAAGCATGATATTGCAATGTGGCTTGCCAATCCATACAGATTTGAACGGCAGCTTCGTGAAGCTGTACGCTATATTTATCAGGTTAGTTCGCACTTTAGGAGAATCATTCAGTACTTCGTTGGGCTGAGTGATATCGACTATCTCATCGAGCCGTATGGAATTGATCCAAAGAACGCCAGTGCGAACATTGTTAATCTGAACTATCGCCGTACGTTAAAGATTCTTGAAGGAATGAATCTTAAAACGCAGCTTAAAAAGATCCTGACAGTTGTTCTTCGTGAGGACGTTTTCTATGGATATTTGTGGGAGCTTGGCGATACGTTAACGATCTTGCAGCTTCCATCCGATTATTGTGCGATCAGTGAAATTGAGGGTAACGTGTTTAACGTTACTTTTAATTTTAGTTATTTCACAAATCGTGAAGACCTGCTTGAGACATATCCCGAAGAGTTCCGTATTAAGTACGAAGAATACAAACGGAGCGGTAGATCCATCCGTAATCGATGGATTACACTCGATTCTCCAAAGGCGTTTGCGATCAAGTGTAATACAGATATTATCGAATACGCGATTCCGCCATTCGCTGGAGTGCTCAGAGAGGTCTTCGATATCGAGGAGTTCAAAGACCTTAAACTAGAGCGGGCGGCGTTAGAGAACTACGCACTTGTGTCTATGACAATTCCCCTTGACGCCGAAGGCAACTGGGGCATTGACCTGGATAAGGCTGAAGCTTTCTGGAAAAACCTCGATGCTGTTTTGCCTGAAGAAATAGGATCAGTTCTCACACCGATGCCGATCAATAAGATTTCATTTGAGCGTTCGAACACCGGCGACACTCAGACTGTCACGGAAGCTGAGGAAAGTTTATTTACAGCCTCAGGTGTTTCGTCCCTTTTATTTAACAACGCCAAAGCAAGCTCAAACGCGTTGCTGCTTTCTATCAAGGCAGACCAGGCTATTACATATGGCATCATTCTTTCAATCACTGATGCAATTAACAGATATTTGGCTACGCGTCCATATGCTCATTTCTTCAGACTTAATATTCTTGACATCTCCCCTTTCAACAGAGAAGAGATGCTTGGCACTTATTTAAAGGCATGTCAGTTCGGTATCCCGATGGTTTCCTATTATTGTGTTGCTTCGGGTCTTGATCAGATGGCTATGGACTCTATGTCATATCTTGAGACTACCGTCTTGAATTTACAGAAGCGTTTCAAACCGTTAATGAGTTCGACTCAGATGGGCAGCGACAATACTTCTGCTTCCAGCATCGACAGCCCTACTGACGGTGAAGCAGGACGTCCTACGTTGGGCGTTGGCGAGGTCAGTGATTCGCGTGAAGCGAACATCGAGGCCGAGCAATGACGGAACCATTTATCGTAGTGTTTACTGATGAGGCAAGGGACGCCCTCATTAAACAAGGATTCAATTTAATATACGGCAACACAAACTATTACCTATTTGAAAACGATGTGTTGCTCGATATAGATTTGCCTTCTGACCAGTATGCCATGACAAGTATCATGTCATTTGTGAGTCAGAACGGTAACTAGGAACACGGAGGTGAACACATGCCAAATGTTATGAACCTCACGTTCGATTCCAATGTTTCAAAGCTTACGGAAGTAAATAAATCTTTTGATGCCGGTGTTATTCGAATCGCGTACACCGGTGAGAATAGAAACAAATCATTTATTTCAAAGGCTAGCTTTGAAAAGGCATTGCCGTCAATTTACAACTGCCCCATCGTGTGCAATTACGATATCAGCACTGATGAGCTCGGCGGTCACGACATTGAGCTCGTGAGAGATTCCGAAGGCGCATTACGGATTATTAACACAACTGATCCGATTGGTGTTATCCCCGAGAGCGCCAAGGTATGGTTTGAGAACTATACCGGTGAGGACGGTGTTGAACGTGAGTATTTGTACGCCGAAGCTCTTTTCTGGAAGAGACAGGCTGCGTATCAGAAGGTAAAAAAGGACGGCATTACTAACCAGTCTATGGAAATCTCTGTAAATGATATGGAGACAAAAGATGGACTGTACTACATTAAAGACTTCGAGTTTACGGCATTTACTGCTATCGGAGTCGAGCCCTGCTTCGAGGATGCTGCAATTGAGGTATTCTCACAGCGGGCATATAAGGAACAGCTCTCAGAGATGATGAATGATCTGAGGGCATCTTTTAATTTGGTCACATCATCCGATGAGGATGTTGATGATATACACCCACACTATTTTACGAAAGGAGACGTAGAGACATTGAAAGACAAGATTGAGCTCGCCGAGAAATACGGCATCGATGTCGAAGCTCTGGATTTCTCCATCGAAGATCTTTCTATTGAAGAGCTGACAGAGAAGTTCGAAGCTATGCAGACGTCCGAAAGTGTCAACGACTCCGACGCGGAAAGCGCACCTCAGGAAGAAACATTCGCTGAGGTTGAAGAAGAGACAGAGTCTGCTGTTGAAGAATCTGAATCCGAGGTTGAGGAAGCCGAGGAAGAAGCTTCCACAGAAGAGTTTGTTCTCGTCAGGAACATGGTAGAAGAGTTCCGTAGAGAACTCGAAACTCATCCGGTCATGAACCGCTGGGGAGAGAAGTGCCCTTATTGGTACGAGGACTTTGACGCGGATAAGTCAGAACTTTATGTACAGGACCCCGTTGACTTCCTCTACTACGCCCTCTCTTACAGATTCGATAATGACAAGTGCATCGTTGACTTCGGCTCCAAGAAGCGCGTGCTTATTTCATTTGTCGATTTTGTTGAAGGTTCAGAGCAGTCCGTCGACCCGGCAATGGTCTCCATGTTCGAAGCGCTTGACGAAAAGTTTGCCGCAAAAGAAAGTGCAGAATCTGCTTACGCGGAACTGAACGAGAAGTTCAACGCCCTCGAAGCAACATGCGAAGAGCTGCGCAACTTCAAGGCAAGCGTAGAGTCTGCCGCTGCGGAGCAGGAAAGAAATGAACTCTTCAGTAAGTTCGAAGACCTCGCTGATGTTGATGCATTCAAAGAACTCCAGGCTAATGCTGACCAGTACGATCTGGCGACACTGGAAGAAAAGTGCTTCGCAATCCGAGGCAGACAGGGTGTTAGTGTGAATTTCTCCCTTCATGAGAATTCATCTTCCCCGAAGATCAAATTAGACACTAAACGCAGTAACTCCCCCAAGCCTTATGGCGGTGTAGTTGAACACTACCTCGGGGAAATTGATTAATCCACTTTATAAGGAGGAAAACACTTAATGGCTAAACATGCAGTAGTGCGTACTGATAAGCTGCTCGGTACGCAGGGTTTCCCGCAGATTGCTTCTTTTAGATTCTTCGCTACAGTCAATAGCAAAGAAGCTCCGGCGGAAATCGAAAACGGTAACGTTGTTGACATCAGCGCTGGTCTGCTGACAGACGGTGCAAATGTACCGGCAATTATTAACCGTGAAGAATATAAGGCAGTTGCTCCGACAGCTTCAACAAAGCTGAAGGATGTCCTGCTCGTTGCGAATCCTGAACTGGATCGCACAGTTAAATACAACGCTCTGGATGAATATATCAACAAAGCAGATATGCCCGTTCGCGGATATCATCTGCACGAAAACGATATCTTCTCCGTTACAGATGAAGCTCTTGATGGCACACCTGCAGTTGGCTCCATCGTTGAGCTCCAGGCTGGCACAAAACTGAAGGTCGTTGCTTCTGCCACAAACGGTTCAACAACCATCGGTAAGATTATTCAGATTGAAACAGTTGGCTCTAAGAAGTTCAACGTTATCAAGGTTGCTTAATAGGAGGTGCACGAAATGACAGAAGTAAAAGAACTCGTGAAGCTCGCTATGGACGCTCATAAGGGATCTGTAGAAAAGTACTCTGTTAAGCAGTCTCAGGACGCTCTCAGAGAAGCACTGATCGAGCTGAACGGTGGAAGCACCGTTCTGGATTATAGAGCCATTCGCGATGGCAAGTGCAACGGACTCTTCACACTTGTTGAAGAACTGCTTGAAGCTACAGTTTCCGAAGGCCTCGCTGCGAATGACTTCTTCACAAACTTTGTCGACTACAGAAATGTTGCTGAAGGCGACGAAGCAGAATTCGACGTTGAAGACAGCACACTGTTCTTCGTCGACGAAATTGCTGACGGTACTCAGGGTATCCGCAGACAGAGACTTGGTGAACTGACAAAGGTCACCATCCCGACAACCATGAAGGCTGTCAAGATTTATGAGGAACTGAACAGAATCCTCGCAGGTCGTGTAGATTTCAATCATATGATTGACAAGGTCGCTGAATCCTTCCAGCAGAAGATCCTCAACGACGTCTTCACACTGTATTCCGGTCTGACTTCTGATCAGCTCGGTGGTGTTGCTTACTTCCCGACTCTTGCAAATGCTTACGATGAAGAAGATGTCCTCGATGTCATCGCTCACGTTGAAGCAGCTGCTGGTGGAAAGACAGCTACAATCGTCGGCACAAAGAAGGCTCTCCGCAAGCTGATCCCGTCCATCCAGGGTGATGGATATAAGGATGACAACTACAACATGGGCTACGCTGGCAGATTCTATGGTTCCCCTGTTCTTGCTCTGCCGCAGCGCCATAAGGTTGGTACAACAACATTCGCATTCCCGGATGATGTTATCACAATCGTTGCTGGCGATGAGAAGCCGATTAAGGTTGTCAGACGTGGCGAACCGCTCGTTATTATGGGCGATCCGATGCTGAACGCTGATCTGACTCAGACATATTTCTATGGCGAAGCATACGGTGTTGGTCTGGTCACAGCCGCTAACTCCGGTCTTGGCCGTTACGAAATCCCGAACTAATCAGCGACTGATCTGATTTCACGGGGCGTCAGCAATGACGCCCCTTATTATTTTTTTTGAGTAAAAGGAGGAACGTTGCGTGGCAACAAGAAGCACTACACGAAAGACGGCAGTCGATGAGGCCGAAGAGGTAACACCCGCTGCTGCCCGTAAAGCATCAGCCGCTAAGGATGATGAGCCCATCATTCCTAAAGAGGTTGATTTAGGTGAACTGATCACCGTTAAGAATGGTTATAACGGCAAGCTTGTATACGTCAGTGCAAGAACGCGTGAGCGTTATGTGTTTGACGGTTTCGGAGATGAGCAGGAAATTGAACTGCGTGAACTCCGCAATGCGAAGTCTGCCGCCAAATCATTCTTTGTAAATAACTACTTTATGTTCGGCCCCGAGTTTGAATGGGTACCGGCCTACCTCGGTATGGCTAAGTATTATAAGAACTCCATCAAGCCGGACGAATTTGAAGACCTGTTTAACATGCCTGCAGAGAAGCTGAGAGATAGGATTTCAAAGCTGAACGATGGCCAGAAGAAGGCCATCAATTATATGGCTCGTGAGAAGATCGCTGACGGCGAGATCGACTCAAGAAAGACTATCGCAATGCTGGAAGAGGCACTCGGTGTTCAGCTCATTGAGAAATAACAAAAGAGGTATTTTACATGAGCTTGAGCTTTGATGTATTCACTGCAGCATTCTTGTCCAAGATTTCAGAATATGACTTTCTGGAATTCGATGACGCTGAACGTGAGGCAACTGTAGATGAATATCTTCAACGTGCGGTTGCTCAGTTCAAGCATGTCTGCAAATACGATTTAGGTGCGAATATGGACAAGGCTGAGAGGGTGTTCAATATCGAGATTAACGAATTCGACCAGGATGAACTCGTTGATATCATCTCAGAGGGAATGGTGATGCAGTGGCTCAAGATTTATCTGAACAAGCAGGAACTGCTTGAGATGGGTCTTAACACCAGAGACTTCACCGCCTACTCCCCTGCCGAACTTCTTCGGCGCGTTGGGGATGCATATGATCGCGTGAAAAAGGAATATATTCAGGCTGTTCGGGAGTACAGTTACAATCACGGCGATCTCACGAGGTTGCATATCAACTGATGATCGAAACTCGCATGAACACCGAAATTAACAATGAGCTCGTCCATTCTTACTTTAAATCACTCGTAAACAGTTTTTTTAAAGTACTCCCGATGTTCGAGAACGGCGAAAGCTCATTGCCAACTTATCTTGACAGTCTCCAGTCGGAATTGCTCGGGTGTGGTTCGTTTATTCCCGAACTGGAAAGAGAACCTCAGTTTCTGAGTCTCATTGCAATTCTCCAGTATATTATGGACAACCCCGAAGAGCCGGTGAAGAAAGTACGCCGCGAAGTATTCAAGGCAATTTCAATCTGCAATCAGCTGAAGACTAAGTATATGGAGGTCGCCGGCGATGACAGCGTGGTCGGCTTATGAAGCACGCGCTGACGTCCATGGCAGAACTCGAAGGCAGACGGCTCTCCGCCGAGAGATTCATGACCTTAACAAGAGGGTGCCGGACACACTCTCCTACCATCAGGTAGAAATGTTTGACTGCTTCCACGGTTACAACATTGATGACCGACAGGTGCAGTCCAAATATATGTTCGAACAGAATGTGGCTATTATTAACTCGGATAACTTGAACGAGAAGTACATCTTCTCACTTCCCGGTGATGATATTCAGAATGGGTCGCTGGTTCATTGGATGGATCAGTACTGGCTTGTTACTGAACGTGACGCTAATACAACGGTATACACCAGAGCAAAGCTCTTGCAGTGTAACTTTCTGCTGAAGTGGGTGTCGGCAGATAAGCGCATTATTGAGCAGTGGTGCGTTGTAGAAGACGGAACAAAGTTGATCGTGTGTGACCGCACACGACACAGCTTGGCGCAATGGAAACGTTGCGTAAAAACTACTCCCTTAATTGCTGGAAACTCCTTAGAGTCTTATTCGCTACAGCGTAAGCATGAAACGGCTAGGCGCGAATGCGGGAAAAGAATAAGAATTGGACAATCAGCAGCGAAGCTCCGAATAGGAGAACGTTCAACGATCAGCCCTAAATTTGGCGTAGAAGCAAGCGCTTCGAAGTGGGGAGCCCTAAACCACAATGTGGCAAGGTGAAGATATGATCTGCGCTCTATAGAAATATAGAGGAGTATTTAGATACCAGTCAGGGTTAGCGACCCTGTTTTTATTATGCAAAGAAGGAGAGTAACTTTGGAAAAGAAGTGGAAAGTTTACGTTCATGTAAACAAAACAAATGGCAAACGTTATGTTGGCATTACGTCTAAACCAAAAATCGAGCATCGTTGGAGTGGTGGACGCGGGTACAAAGAGAACCCGCATTTTTATTCTGCGATTGAGAAGTACGGATGGGACGGATTCGAACACAAAGTTATACTCACAGACGTCGGCGAAAAAGAAGCAAAGATGGCTGAGCGTATGTTAATCAGTCTTTGGCACACGCAAGATTCAGCATACGGTTATAACATGACGTCAGGCGGAGATGGGACACCAGATTACCACCCTTCCGCAGAGACAAGAGCCAAGTTATCTAATGCACGTCGCCGTGAGAATCTTTCGGAAGAGACTCTTAGGAGACGTTCGGAGGGTTTGCGCGGTCGCAAGTTTTCTGACGAGCATAAGCGTAAAATTGGCGATGGCAACAGCAAGCAGATAAATATGTTTACAAAAGATGGCGAATTCATTCGTTCATTTAGAGCGGCGCGTGATGCCGAATTAGAGTGCGGTATATCACATTCCCATATTTCTCAATGCTGTCATGGTAAACGAAATAGCGCTGGCGGTTATGTCTGGCGTTTTGCATAATAACATACTGAACAATACGGATCTTACCGGCGAATTTGAAGATCGTAACTTTGCGGTCAGCCGTGGTGACTCGCGTATTGCAATTACAATTGCAAAGAACGATGAAACATCATGCCTTGGTCGTACAACAAGATTTTTGATTGACGACCCAGCGTCTCCAGTTAAGTTAGCATATACATTATCGAAGCCACTTAAGTTCAACGGCATTTATGCCGGAGAAGGCGCATTTAAGTGGGTCTTACAGGAAGTGCAAACAACCAAAGATGATAATCAGGATCTCATGATTGCTGATTATTATAAGTACTTCCCCAAAGAAACTCCGGTTACCCCGGCGGAAGGAGTGTGGTTGTAATGGCACAGCTTGCAGATTACTTCGATTATAAGAATCGGCTCATGAAGGATCTACTTACAGATAGTGAGATCGTTCATTTGATCAACGATTCTGTTTCCGTTGAAGATGGTAAGTCACTTGCGTATACGCAGGTCTTTCCATACGAATACGTTCCAGATACAACCGAGCGAGGTCTCACTTATATTTGTTGTGACGTAGATATTTACGCCGCGGCAAATAAGACATTCCTCACTCCTGTCTTATACATCTGGGTTTTTGCGCATAGATCGCAAATGCGTCTGCCCGAGGGTGGTGTCCGGGTTGATGCTTTATGCAATAAGATCTGCGAGAAGATTAACGGCAGTAGATTCTACGGCCTCGGCCCTCTCGAGATTTATGGTTGCAAAAGGTTCGCACCGCAGACCGATCATATTGGAAAGATGTTGATCTTCCATACAAGTGAGGTCAACAAATTCCGCGATCCAAAGCGGCCTATTCCGACGAACAGAAAAGAGTCAGTTTATGCCGACTCGTAATTTATTGTACGCCGATACGTTGCCGATCAACGACAAGATCAGCATTGTGGTTCCTACGATCCGTGACATCTTAAGCGACGAGGATGGTTATTACGGACTTGTATCCATGTTAACGGCTATGCCGATTGACTATATGGTTCTTCTGGATGATATGGGGTTAGACTTTTCAAACATGAACGCTTACGACCTGTTCTTGCTCCTCTTCCCTGTCATTCAGAATCAGGACACTTCGTTGATTTTTAAAGACTTAAGCTTGGAGCATTTCACCAAGATGATTAATGAGAAGAATGGCCTTCCAGTCTTGGTTGATCCTGTTAACGATATAATAATCGACCGTGCCATCCACGGTCAGATTCAAGCGGCGCTACGTAAAATACACCACCTTGAAAAAAATATTAAGCGGCCCGGCAACGAAGCCGCAAGAGAATATATGCTTGAACGTGCACGCATCAAACAGAAGCGTCGACGCAACAGGCATCAGGACTCGGCTCTCGAGTCTATGATTATCGCGATGGTCAACACTGAACAATATAAGTATGATTTCGACAGCACGTTAGGTCTGTCGATTTATCAGTTCAATGAAAGTGTTCGACAAATTATTCGCAAGATTGATTTCGACAACCGTATGATCGGCGTATATGCCGGCACGGTTGATGCATCGAAGGTCGACCCAGATGATCTCAAATGGATCGGCCCAAGTGAAAAACAAAAATAGGAGGATGAAACTTAATGAAAGATCTCATCATTACCTCTCTTGAGACAATCACAGCTTTTGATCCTGCATCAGGAAATTATCTCTTCACGCTTGATGAACTGCAGAACGCTTCCATTGCAAATACTGAAGAGAAAGTTGATATCACTGGTAAGCAGGGACGTAAGCTGAGCTCCCTGAAGAGAAATAAGGGCGTTACAATCAGTGGCGCTAACGGTCTGCTTTCTGGCGGCCTGATGGAACTCCAGTCTGGTGGTAAGTTCGAGAACAAGGCAACAAATGTCATGTGGACAGACTATGTCTCAGTTGCAAGCAACAAGGCCACAACTACATACAAGGCAGTCGGAACAACCGGCGCTGAAATCAAGGGTCTGTATGTAAGAAACGCTGACGGTACTCTCGGCGATGCTCTCGAGCAGGCTGATACAGCTGCTGCTGGCAAGTTTGCTTATGCTCCGGCAACAAAGCAGCTGACATTCACCGGTCTGGCAGATGGCACAGAAATCGTAGTTTACTACGAAAGAAAGATCACTGCTGACGTTCTGGCTAACGAATCTGATAAGTATTCCAAGAAGGCAATGCTCTACATCGATGCAATCGGTGAAGACAGATGTGCTAACGTTTACAGAATCCAGTTCTTCGTTCCGAAGGCTGACTTCAACGGCGAATACTCAATCGATCTCGGCGATGACCAGGTTGTTCAGAACTTCGAAGCAGAAGCTCTCGCAGGTGCTTGCGGTGTTGCAGGCGTCCTGTGGACATACACTGTCTTCGGTGAAAACACTGAAGACGCTGAATAATATTCGGTGGCAAAAGTAATTAAAACCTGCAAGGTCTGTGGTAAGGAGTATGAATACTGCCATACTAACAGACCTTCGGGTTTGTTTAGGTGGCAGGACGTCGCCTGCTCCCCGGAGTGTGGCAACGAATACTTTAGAAGGATCGCTATTTCAAGAGGCGAGCTCGTAGAAGAGCCGTCCAAGGCTGAATCCGCTGAGGTACAGCCTGCCACAAGTGTGGAAGCACCAAAAAAGAAAACAGTAAAACAGCGTAAAAGGAAAACCGAAGACTAACTTCGAGCGTGTCAATGATGGCACGCTCTTTTTTTAATTACCTAGACATATTTGATTAATTAGGAGGTACGAAATGCGAATTTTAAAACGGGATGGCGCGAAGCGCGAATTCGACAAGACCAAAATTGTCAATGCAGTTTTGGCTGCGTTCAAGGATGTTGACGGCGAAGTAACAGAATATGCACAGACTAAAGCCGAGAACATCGCAAACTATATTGAAGATGCTGTCAAGAAGGCAGATCATGAGTTTGATGTAGAAGAGATTCAGGACTTGGTTGAACATGGACTGATGTCTTGCAAGCGTAAGGACGTGGCTAAGGCTTACATTAAGTATCGCTATGAGCGAACAAGAGTCCGCGAATATAATACTGCGTTCATGCGTGAGGTTGCTAGAAAGCTTGATGCGAGTGATGTACAGAACCAGAACGCTAATGTTGATGAACGATCATTTGGTGGTCGAATGGGCGAAGCAAATCGCGCCCTTACAAAGAAATTCGCACTCGACAACTGTATGTCAGAGATGGCTCGTAACAACCATCTCGACAATTACATTTATATTCATGATTTGGATTCGTACGCAGTCGGGAACCATAACTGTCTGACTATTCCGTTCGACAAATTGCTTGCCGAAGGATTTAACACGCGACAGACAGATGTTCGTCCCGCCAATTCGGTTAATACTGCATTCCAACTGGTTGCTGTTATTTTCCAGTTGCAGTCTCTCCAGCAGTTTGGCGGTGTGTCTGCCAGCCACATTGATTGGACGATGGTTCCGTATGTCCGGAAAAGTTTCTATAAACATTACAAGGATGGTGTAAGGTATCTCGCACAGAACGATGCGCATTTTGAACTTGAAGACCCGACGAAGGTTACCATTGAAGACGAGGTTTATTTTAAATATCCAAGGGCTTATCAGTATGCGATTGATCAGACCCGCAAAGAGATTCATCAGGGTGTTGAGGGAATGTATCACAACCTGAATACCTTACAGAGTAGAAGTGGAAATCAGCTAAATTACAGGGTGGCTGGCTAACGCGAAATCGTTAGCGAAATCCGGGCAAAATCGGCGAACCCTAAACTTTATTGTTACCCATAAAGTATGGTAACGCCGAGATAACTAAACAGATCGCGAAAGGCTGTTTAGTATCGTAACGCGTAGGCGGTGAATAAATATAATCCGCCCAAGAGTGTCCGCCCTTAACGTGTAATGACGAAGGTGAAAACGTACGCTGAACTTGTAAGAAATTACAAGATGTGCGAGATAAAAAGCTCGCACGATAACATGATGTATGACCCTTTACATCTATTAACTACGGCACCTGCACCCTTGCCGAGGGACGCATGGTAACCGAGGAGATCCTTAAAGTCTCCATTGAAGGTCTTGGAAGACTTCATAAAACATCAATCTTCCCATGCGGCATCTTCCAGTGCATGAAGGGTGTCAACCGTAAGCCTGGCGATCCGAACTACGATCTGTTCCAGCTTGCTCTTAAGTCTACTGCGCAGCGTCTCTATCCGAACTATGCAAACGTAGATTGGTCTGGCAACGCTGGATATGATCCAAACGATCCATCGACTTACTTCAGCACCATGGGCTGCCGTACAGCAAACGGGTATGACATTAACCACGAGCCTGGGGTTAACCCTCAGACAAAGGATGGCAGAGGTAATATCGCCCCTGTCACAATCCTCCTCCCCTTCCTTGCCATGGATGCGAAGGAAAAGGCAGAGGAGAATGGCACAGATATCGTCGAAGAGTTTATGGCGATTCTGGACAAGAAACTGTTCGAGGCCAGAGACATGCTCATTGAGCGTTTCAACTGGATTGCCGGGCAGTCACCCGATTCCGCAAAGTTCATGTATGAAAACGGTACAATGATGGGTTATCACCCAGAAGAAGGTATTCGTAGCGCGCTCAAACACGGCACGCTCGCAGTGGGTTTTTAACAAATTGGCTCACTATAAACCCCATAAATTGCAGGGACACCCCACGCGGGCAATCTGCAGCCAAGCTTCATCAAAAAAAATGAAGAAGGTTCAACGACTACAATTGGGGCAGGATTAGAAATTAAAAAAATAGAGGTTCTAGGATGAACGGATGTATATATTTATATCGAAACTTGGTGAATGGTAAATGCTATGTTGGTCAGACAATTTGCCCAATAAAAAAACGTCACTACGATCATTTACACCAAGATTCATATTTTGATAGGGCGTTAAAAAAGTATGGTGAGAATAACTTTGAGTTGAAGATTTTGGAAGACAACATTCAAACACAAGAGCTGCTTGATGAAAGAGAAATATACTATATAGACAAATACAAGAGTTACGTAAATGGATACAATTTGACGCTTGGTGGTCAGGGGCGTACTCGAAGGGCAGTAAATCCAATGCTAGCCTCCAAGATTGCCGACCTAATCTTGAACACGGACTTGACGTTTAAAGAGATAGGTAAAAAGTGTGATTGCTCTATTTATCAGGTCTCGGAAGCGAATCTTGGTAATGGCGGATATAGGCTTGACGGCTATCGCTATCCGTTGCGGTCAGAAAGGATCACAGCAAAATATACTGAAGAACAGGTTGACCTGGTTAAAGAATATTTACTGAAGAGCGATTACTCTTTTAGCAAAATAGCCGAGCTTGTTGGCGTTGATTTTTATGCCGTTTGCGATATCAACGCCGGTAAGAGAAGACGCGACAGTAACAGTAATTATCCGCTACGAAATCCGTCGGCTCAGAGAGCTGTGCTCGACGAGGACATCGTCAAAATGATCGTTAAGATGCTGAAGGATAGCGACATGTCTGCAGATCAGATCGGGGAGAAGCTGGGCATCCCGGGGTATACTGTCGGTCAGATTAACAGAGGGAAAAGTGCGTGGTGTAAAGTGCTCGATGAAACGTATCCGATAAGAAAAAAGAGCCACCGGAACAGCGACGCCCCAAGAAGACTCTGCCGCAAATTAGACGATAAAGATATATTGTCGGTGGCGGATATGTTAAAAAATACAAATGTCAGTATAGAAGAAATCGCAAAGCGGTTCGCTGTCTCGAGGACGACAATTGATAGAATAAACCAGGGCAAACAATGGTCATTGGTCACAAATGAAAAGTTTCCGATTAGACGAAATAACAAACAAAATCTAATCCTGAATGAATAGTCTACTCCCCTTATTAAATATCGGGAAACCGAGGGTAGGTAAGCAATTAGGTCTAGCGGAGACATTACAGATCCTCATTGGATGTGACCACACTACAGACAAAGGTATGGAACTTGCGAAGCGTATCGAACAACTATACAAAGATCGCTGCGCACAATTCAAGCAGGAAGAGAAGCTTAACTTCGGCGTCTACTATACACCTGCTGAGAATCTGTGCTTCACAGCAATGCAGAAGTTTAAGAAGAAATACGGTGTTATCCCGAATGTCTCTGAGAATGAATTCTTCACAAACAGCATTCATGTTCCTGTTTGGGTCGATATGAGCCCGTTCGAAAAGATTGATATTGAGTCTCAGCTCACGGGATATTCTTCTGCTGGCTGTATCACTTATGTTGAATTAGAGTCAAGCGCAAAGAACAATCTTGAGGCTCTCGAGGCGATTGTTAATTATGCGATGGATAAAGACATCCCCTACTTCGCAATCAATGTCCCGAATGATACGTGTCTTGACTGTGGGTATACAGACGAAATGAATGATGAGTGTCCCGTCTGCCATGGCAAGCGCATTCAGCGTTTGCGCAGAGTAACAGGCTATCTTACAGGCGACTATACTACTGCTTTCAATAAAGGCAAACAGCAGGAAGTCGAGATGCGTTTTAAGCATTCAAAAGATATTTATGACTGGCACAGATGATGAACTACGCACATATTAAATCGCTTGATATGGCGGATGGTGCAGGTTGTAGAACTGCTTTGTTTGTATCAGGTTGTACACATCATTGTAAGGGATGCTTTAATGAGGTTGCTTGGTCGTTCAATTATGGCAAACCTTTTACAGAAGAAATTCAAGACATGCTGATGTTTGAATCAAACAAATCTTTTATCGACGGTATCACCATTCTTGGCGGCGAGCCGATGGAGCCCCAGAATCAGTCCGCCCTTCTCCCCTTCTTGGAGAGATTCCGCCGCGAGCTTCCCGATAAGACGATCTGGATTTATTCCGGTTATACATGGGAGCAGTTGCACGACGTCAACGCCAGATGTTACTCGGATGAAACCGAACAAATTCTCGCGCTGATCGACGTGCTGGTAGACGGCGAATTTATTCTGGAGAAGAAAGATATTACTCTTCGTTTCCGCGGTTCTTCGAACCAGCGGATCATTGACGTCCCTGCCTCTATCAAAAGCGGCGAGGTCGTTATCAGCGACTATCAGAAGAACGAGCGCCGTAAGGGCGCTGTAGTGTAATGCCTTTTAAATTTTATAACGCAAATCCTGACAACCGTCTGGTCATTGATTGTACAGTCAGGGGTATCAGTAAAGTGACCGGACAAAGCTGGGAGACGACTTATATCGGATTGGTAAGCGAGGGATTCGACATGCATGACATGCCGAACTCAAATGCTGTCTGGGGCGCGTACATGCGCAAACTCGGATATACACGCCATCCGATCCCTAACACGTGCCCAGATTGTTATTCAGTTTACGAGTTCTGCGAGGATCATCCTCGCGGGACTTTTTTATTGGCAACCGGAGATCATGTCGTCGCTGTAGTCGATGGCTACTACTATGACACATTCGACTCCGGCGACGCAATCCCGATTTATTATTGGTGCAAAGACCAAACATAGGAGGGCTATGAAAATTACAACACGGAACGTTCAGTTCCGAGACTCAAACGGCCGGATGGTGAGCTCGGCCATAATCGCGAATGGATCGCTTCATGATGAAGTTGTCGATTATCTGGACAACAACCCTCAGGCTCTTGGGGATGCTGTCGTTGATGCAACGGAATCATGGCTCGCCGAAAATATTACAGAGCCTTCACAGCCAGCAGTTGACGCCTCCCTTTCTGTCACCGGGGCAGCTGCAGACGCAAAGAAGACTGGTGAGGAAATTTCCGGTCTAAAAGCGTGTGTCAATGGCTTTGCGAATGTTAATAACGAACATTTTTTTGGTGACGAAATATCTGTAACGATGAACTCTGGAACTCGTGGTGGTTCAAGCGGCGCAAGTGTAAATGTTGTTGAGAGTTCAACTTTTTCATGTTCATCTTTAATCCCTGTTTCAGTCGATGATACTTTTACGTTTGTTAATTTAATGCCAGACAAATATAAATTTGTTATTCGCGGCTATTCAGACAATGAAGAAAACAGCGGTACATTTGTCAGTGCTGGTGGCCCGGTTGCTCTTGATCAGGATGGCACTGAGGGTAGTAATCTCGGGTCAGTTTACAGTAATACAGTTACATCAATTTATAAAAACACTGTGGCTGTTGGTCGGCAAAAAAATGCTGCGGTGAAGTACTTAAGTCTTCACGTTCGTCTGTTTAGTGGGTATTTGACAGAATCTGACAGAACAAATATTCAAAATTGTTTTAAAATTTACAAAGGCATTCCAACACTAAATCCTTATTACCTTCCTATCGTTTCATATGACAGAAGAACAATCCTCGGTAATTACGGAGAAATTGTAACTTATTCGCCTGTTAAGATTGATACCGTTAACAAGACTATGTCTCTTGGTAATTCGTTTACGCTTAAGTCTGGGGCTCTTAGGAAAAATACACCAGCCATTGATTTATCCGGGTTGGATGTAACGAAGCATCAAACAATTTATTACGATGCGGATTTAAATACAATCCTTGTAACAAATTATGACAGCTATTCTAACTTATCGAATGTGAACAACACTGTTTATTTGGGTAGTATATGGGCGAGTAATACGCTCTATCCAGACGGATTCTTTATGTTGAATAGTGAGGCAGATATTATCGTAAATGGCAAGCGGCAACTGATGTTTTACGATTATATGAAGCCAAACAACAGTAGCTATAAGAGTATGGCCATGTTTGGTGATTCTATCATGCAGGGTCAAACAACTGACGGCAATAAAACTCAGTATCTGATGCAAGACCTCATTCCACCAAGGTGGGGTATTGATGTGACTAATTACGCTGTCGGCGGATCAGGGTGGTGCCGAAGGGGGACACGCACTTCCGACTTAGCGGTTATGATCCCTCAAACAGATGTTAGCGGATTTGATTTTATTTTGCTTTTTAGTGGCACAAATGATTATGGGGCTAATTTGGCTGTCGGCAATCCAACAGACGCGCCAAGTGATGCTGATGGTGCCGGATTCTGTGCATCCGTAAAATACGTGCTTGACAACATCTTCACCCAAAACCCAGATGTTGAGGTTGCCATTGTAACACCTACATTCCGCAACTACCAATCGTCTGGTGGCGTTGGAAATGCATATACAGAAGTTGAAAATAGCGCCGGAAATACTCTTGGTGATTTTTGCGATGCCCTTGTAGCAATTGGTGCTCAGTATAATGTCCCTGTATACGATATGCGGAAAAATAGTATTATCAATTTTAGAAATTATGCATCTATGCTGCATGAGCAAAGTACTGGAAGTGGATTGTATCTACATCCCAAAGATGTTACCTATAAAATCATGAATCACAAAATCATGAATTGGCTTGAGAGCGTATATTAATTTGGAAAATTATTATGACAAAGGAGTTACCGATTGACCCATTCAAATATCTGAGCAAGCAGGTTTCTGAAAAAACAAAAACAGTGATCAGATGGGACGACAAAGGGGAGTCTTCAGAAAGTTTACTTAAAGAAAATCCGCTTGCGTGGTTGTCGTTTACTTACAGAAGTTCAGAGGATAAAAGGAGGCTTTAAATCACAGTGACGGTGGAAAGTGTGCAAACAGCGGATGCCCATAAAGAGTATGAATCTCACAAGTTCAGAAGGAGTGTCGTGGCTACTCCGCTATCCACCGTCTACTCGGGAGCTTTAAATCACTAGAGGTGACTTATGGAACCAAACGAAACAACACTACAGACAATCAAAGATTATCTGCTTACAGCAGAACGGTCTTCGATGGAAAAACTCAATCATGAAGTCCCTACACTTTCAACACCATGCCGATACTGTGCAAATCATCCGAGCAACGGAGGAAGTGGCATTTGTCACTGCACACTTGGAACGTTGGAAGTGAGATGAAAGTCACAAAAATGAGGTAAGAAAATATGGAACAGAAGGCACTTGAAATTGTCAGACAGTATGTATCTGACCATCTTGATAAAACTGATGATATTCCGGCGTTTAGCGTGTTTACTGTATGGAAGTGCAAGGCGCTCCAGAACTGGAAGTTCTTGATCTCATCAACACTTACCGATGGTATGTACTACGAGGTTACTTACAACGGCGTTAAGCACGAATGGTATCTCGATGCGTACAAGAAGTTTGAGAACAAATGCATTCCTGATTGGCTCTGATGAAGCTTTATGGGAAAAATGAAAAAATTTGAATGCCTAGTCAAACAGGGTAAAGTCACAAAGCCTATTGTCAGGTATTTTAAAAATGAAGAATATGCGTATGCATGGCTCTCACTTGAAGGTTATACAGTTCTGTGGATTCGCGAGTGTTAGCACGGGGCTTTAAATCACAACAAGTATGATTATTGGAACTATCTCAGCCGCCCTCGGAGCCATCGCCGCATTCGTCCTTATTGAGATGAACAACGGAATGATGGACATCCCGGAGGGATTGGTTTGTTTAGTTTTCATCGTATTCATGTATGTGGCTATAGCTCGAATCTTAATAATCTGACTTGATTGCCGCATATCAACCTAGGCAATGGATATGCGGAAAAGCTATCGGCACTCCTACGGGAACCGATCACGGCAGAACCGTATGAACAATATGGGACTGTACCTGTCTGTTAGAGTTGGGGCAGGGTTTATCACACGTGGTGGAATATGTAGACACAGCGCCTGACATTTGGCGATGCTTGCAAACACAGCAAGGCTGTAAGGTGCAAATCCTTACCGTGTGATTATTCAAAATAACTGGGTCAGATTAAGTTCGTGACCCACCTACGCCCGCGGATCTCCGAGGAGTGGCCGTGAAAGCTCTCTCTATATAAGAGCATGAGAAAGGCAGAGGTTGATTAATACATGCCCATGCAGTACCGAAGCTCGACAATCATGGAGCTCGGGGAGACATGGGCAGCATTTATAAATTATGAAAGAAACATTACGAATGTATATACATTCTCTCTTTTGAGGCGAATCATGAAGTCGCTTGAAGTATTTGAAATTATAGAACTTATTGGATTCTGTCTAATTCAGACAGGTCTTATTTTCTTATTATGGGGTGCGCTCAAGATCGGCTCAGAAGATGACGCATAAAAGAAAGACTTATAATTTTGGGTAATGTATGAGCGGAAATAACAGATCTTATTTTTATAAGGCTGACGATTTTCCCGAGGTCATTGTAAATGAGCGCAGGGAACTAAAATCATTGGCGAATTCATGTCATATTCATCTACCTCGTGATGCTGAGGACACCGAGGATAAGGAAGATGACAAATAAATTTTAGGGGTCGGTATCCCCTTCTTGTTGTTTTGTCACGGAGTTAACGGGGTTTTGTCATCCCCTTCCGTATGCTTGAAATAATCATTTTGTGCAGTGAATTTAATAACGTTGTTATTTTTTTTATTTTAAAGGAGGTTTACTGTGGCAAATTATAATTATCCGTATGGGATGTACCAGCCGGTACCGCAGCCGCAGACTTACCCGTCTGCTGGCACTATACCTTATTATCAGACGCAACCGTATGGTACGTCCCAGCAATACAGCCAGTATCAACAGCCGATGCAGGGCTATGCAAATGCAGTCAACAATAAGAATATTATTTGGGTAGCCGGTCAGGCTGGTGCTGAAGCATATCAAATGGAACCTGGTTCTAGAGCAGTTCTTCTGGACTCTAAGGATCAGATTTTTTATATCAAGGTCGTCGGGCCCGATGGAAGGCCTGAACCTTTGATGGCATTTAAATACGAACCGCTTAATCTTAATATGCAGAGCGAAACCGCACAGGCGGCGCCGCCAATTGATACAAGTAATTTTGCAACAAAGGATGACCTCAATGAGATCATGAATTATATTAAGCAAATGGCAAACAGAAGCAACCAGACGAACGCTTCGAAAGGAAATAATAAGAATGTCTAACCCCCTTTTTGAAAAACTTGGGGGAAATATACCGACTCCTCAAATGAATAATGCCGGGATGTATAACAATGTCCTTGCGCGAGCACAGCAAATGGCTAAGATATTACCACCGAATTTTAATCCGCAAAGCATAGTTCAATCTATGCTGCAGTCGTCCCAGATCACTCAGGAACAGTTAAATCAAGCAATGCAGATTGCAAACAACCTGACTGGGCGACATCCTTTTTAAAGTTTAGAAAAGGTTGGCTAACCTTGGAGGTAATATTATTATGAGTCTTTCTTACGACAACAATGGCGGTATGATTATGCCCGTATCCCCTATGTATGGAAATTCCGGTTCCGGTTTTGGTTTCGGCGGCGATGGAGCTTGGTGGCTCATCGTACTTCTTCTCATCGGATGGGGTGGAAATGGATTTGGCGCTGGCTTTGGAGGTGGCGCCGGATATGTTCAGAATGATGTACAGCGTGGCTTCGACCAGTCTGCTGTCATGAACGGAATCACAGGTGTATCATCCGCAGTTGCCAACCTTGGAACTGCAGTTAATGCAGGTTTCGCAAATGCAGAAGTCGCTGACAACGCTCGCCAGATGGCGAACATGCAGCAGGCCTTTGCAACACAGACAGCTATTTCCGGCGGAATTAGCAGCCTCGCTTCTCAGCTCGCGCAGTGTTGCTGTGACAATAGGTTAGCTACAGCTAACTTAAACTCTACAATTCTCAGCGAGAATTGTGCAGATCGTGCTGCAGTTTCTGATGCGGTTCGTGATGTTCTGGCCAACCAGAATGCAGGTATTCAGAGAATTCTCGACCAGATGTGCAATGACAAGATTGATGCCAAGAACGAAAAGATTGCTGAGCTCCAGAGCCAGCTGGCTGCTGCAAACCTTGAAGCGGCTAACAACAACCGTATGGCACAGATCATTGCTGATAATGCCGCTCAGACAGCTGCACTTGAGCACTATCTGAATCCTACTCCGATTCCTGCGTATATGGTTCAGAACCCTAATTGCTGTGCTAACAACATGTACGGATACGGCTGTGGTTGTGGCGCCTAACGGGAGGTGCTGACATGGCTGAATTCAGTAATGATGCTAGACAGGTAATCAATCCGGGCGCATCTGCTGTGTTCAATGTCACTGTTGAGCCATGCAGATACGGCTTTGTTAGACACAGAGAAGGAGCTGGCAACTTCCTTCTGAGCGGATATGTTTCCCCTACTGCGTGCAGATGTAAGAAAACAGCGAACTATTTTGTTGATTTCGGAGCTAATATCGCAGTGCCTGAAAATGAAACAGTCGGGCCGATTTCGGTTGCGATTGCACTTGACGGGGCAAACGTACCTGCTACAGAGATGATTGTAACTCCGGCAGCTGTCGAAGAGTTCTTCAACGTGAGCCGTGCGGCAAACGTCGAAGTATGGAGAGGCTGCTGTGAAACAGTCACAATTACAAATACAAGTACTATTCCGATTGCAATGACAAATGCAAATATTGTCATTCAGCGGGCGTGAGGTGAATTATGGAGATCGAAAGAGTTTTAGAGAACCTCGAGGATACGATCAGTACCGAACTCGAGAAGATGGTCAAAAAAGGAGACCTCACCCCTGCTGAAGTTCAGAACGCGAAAGAAGCTGTCTGTTTGCTTGAAAAGATTCGCAAATTCAACGAAGACGTCGACGAAGATGAGGATGAATATTCCGAACGCGGTGGATCATACTCTTCTTATCGTCGTGGCAATTATGCAAGAGGCAGAGGCCGTAGATATTCAAATCGATATGAGCGCTATGACCATGGCGAGAGCCGTCATAGCATCAACGATCGGATCGTAGATCGGCTGGAAAGAATGATGGATGATGCTGGCTCAGAATATGAGCGTGGCATTCTGGCCGGTTGGATTGCTAAGGTCGCGGCTGAATAACTCTAACATCTGGTGGTAACGGCCTAGAATGTGTAAGTACAACTTTGTTTAATCTTGGTATTTTTTATTTTTGAGGGTGTAAGAAGGTATCTCGTAATGGGATGCCTTCTTTTCTTTATTTAGCTTAAAAGCGAAAGTGAGACAAATTTTGGACAAGGAGATATCAGATGAAATTACGTTGGTAATTGATAATGCTTTATTGGATCGTTATACCGAAGCATATTTTACTTTACATCCCAAAGCTCGGGTACGTCCTATCAAGCATCCGTATCACGAAAGCATAAATCAATGGATGATTATGCGTCGGCCTATGATGAACGGGCTGAAACAAAAATGGAAAGATTTTATATGTTGGCTTGTCGAAGATCGAGGTTATTCTAACCTGCGCATAAAGCGATGTGAGATTTCGCAGAAGATATTTTACGAGACGAATCGTAGACATGATCTCGACAACGGTGTGCCAAAGTTCATTCTTGATGGGCTTGTGCAGAGTGGAATGATTGATGATGACGACTCTGAACACATCGCGAAAATTACTTTGGAGTGTGCAACAGACCACGACAATCCGAGGACTGTTTTGGATATAGTTGTGCACGAATATGCGGCAGCAGATGAAGAGTTGCCGTCATGGAAAGCTAAGGAAAAAGAAGGAGAATAATATGGCAGAAAAAGTTGCTATTAATGAATCGATTGTTGAAAACGATGTTAGAACTTTTGAATGGAATGGTTACACAATTGAGGTAAAGAGATTCCTCCCGGTTGAAGATGCAATGGGATATATCGATGATGTGGTTGCCGGATGCATTGATGAGAATGGCGATTACTACCCTGCCGTTCTTGATTTTGAACGTCGTCGGGAGTTAATCCGCAGATATACAAATATCGAAATGCCTGAAGATATTGCGGCTGAATACAAGATCTTGTATGGAACAAATCTGTGTGACGCCGTATATGAGGTAATTGATCCTGACCAGCTCGACACTCTGTGGTCTGCGATCAACGAACATATCAACTTAATTAAGTACGACAGAAGATCTGCCGCAGAAAAGCAGATGGCAGACATCTATGCAATGATGAAGAGTCTGGCGAATGTTTTGAATGAGACGGTTGGAGAAGTTGATGGAGAACAATTCGAAGACTTTATCAAAGTACTGTCAAATGCAAATATTGATGAAAATAAAATTGTTTCTGCGTTGCTTGATGAAAGGAAAAAGCGCGATCATAAACTCGTAGAAAAGAGAGGATAATCAATTAAGAAAGGAGGGTGCCGCATTGGCATCGATGAAATTATGGGTCAAATTAAGAAATTGTCATCGAATGATGTTGTAAGATTGGCAGGCGTGTCCGGCAGGCAATGTAAAAAGGCATTGTGGCACACCTCAGAAATAATAGTCAAAAGTATGCTCACACTAGACGAATTTACAGGAGTCGTGTCCGCCATCGTGCAAGATTGTATTGGAGATGACTACAGCAAATCGTTCATGTTATTAGATTTTTCTTTTAGGGTCAATATTATTAACGCATATGCCTACGTTGATTTGCCAACCGATATCGACACTTTATATTACATAATTTACGCGTCAGACCTTTTTGAAATTGTCTACAAAAGAACAAATCCTGCTCAGATTGATGCAATTTTGGAAAGCGCCAGGTTAATATTACAAACCGGGAGTATGATGGATGAGCAGTGAAGAAGTGAACAAGGTAATCTCCGCCGTAAATAAGAGAATAGCTGAGCGTGTAAAGGCTGTTCAAGATATCATGAATGAAGAAGTGTCAAAGGAGATGGCAAAAGTCAATGACGAATTTGTTCCAGAACAAAAAAGAATCGTTCGGGATGTGTTTAATTCCGCCGTTGCAGAATGGTATGGAGCATATGATCCTGTTAGATATAGACGAAGAGAAAGCTTATATAATTTATTAGCAGATTTAGATATAGATAAATCTACTGGGCAACTTGATTACGAAACAGCTGACGACCTAATTGATGCGAGTAAAATGGCTCCAGATCGTCATGGGAATAATAAAGAATTGTATAAAGTCGTATTTGAAATGGGATTTCATGGCGGAGCTACCAAGATTACGACAAACCCGAAGAAATGGGGATATCACCCGGCGGAGGGCACTCCCTATTGGAGAACGGTTGGATGGGTCATGGACGACGATGGAACTATGTTTAAGCATAGGTTTGGTCGTTGGTATGACAGCCCGGCATTTCAATCAGAATCTCCTTTAGATATTTTTAGACGCAAACTGGAAGAAGCAGAAAAAGGAGAAATGTTCGAAAGGTTTTGCAGCATATCCAACGAACACAACAATAAAGCTATGCAGCGCGTCAATGAAAGGATTGCTAAATTGTAGGGGGTGAAGATAAATGCCAAAATTTGAAAATGTAATTAATAACATTGTACAAGTCTCCGGTCAAGAAGACATCACTCGACTGGAAGGTGAATTAAAAGCATCAGGCGAAGAGACTGATCGTTTAAATGATAAAATTGGCGGCTTAAGAGATCAAATCGAATCTTTAAAAGAGGAATTGTCAGACTTAAAAAAAGAGACTGGATTCGATGAGATGAATGAAAGATTGGCTCGTTTCGAAAACACAATGGCAAACGCCAGAAATGAAGTAGAAGCGTTCCTCGAATCCCAGAAATTGTTGAGCTCTGACGGTTGGAATCTTGGCAATTTTGACGATACTCTTCGAGAAGTAGAAGAAGGTTATTTAACGGCATCGCAAGCCATTGTTAGGTTTAAAGAAGAATATGGTTTGATGCGTGACGATGTCTCCGGCGGTGGGTCTATCGATAGCGATGTTTTTAATACATTGCTCGCCACATTAAAAACTATTACTACAACATTAGACGAGGTTTTAAAAAAGATTAACCTCATTCAGGATGGTAATTTTGTAATGCCGGAAGCGAGTGGCTCTGGCGACGTCAAGAAATCTTTTGATGAATTAAATAAAGCTATTGACGAAATGTCTGATGAGGCGAAGGATGCGTATGAACCACTAACAAAGCTAATTACCGCTATGACTGAATACGCTAATGTTGACGGCAATAAACTCGCCTCTATTTCGCAGGCATTTAGAAACCTGGCAACTATTGGTGGTGAGTCAATGAGCGGCAGCACGGCTAATAATCTAGTTAGTTTGGTAAAGCAGCTTCAGACTATATCGGATGCTGGCAATGGTAAGCCTATTCGTTTCGAAATAACGGGCTTGAATGAACTAAAGGTTAGTAAAACTTCTTTGTCAAATATGGCAGAATTTTTACCTACAATTTCTGAGAAGGTTGACCCAGAGAAGGTTCAAAAAATTTTCGAAGCAAATCCTGTAAATGGCATAAACAATTTAAAAGTCAGTAAAGCATCATTAGAGCACCTTGCCACACACCTTCCTAATATCACTGCTATTAACGCAAATAAACTTGAAAAGATTTTTAATGTTGACACCTCTGGAATCAATGGATTAAAGGTAAGTAAAGCGTCCATTACAAATGTCGAAAATCTTGCACGAGCTGTTGAAATACTTAAAGAGAATAATGTTGACCTTACGCTCAAGGGCGACAGCACACAAGAGCTCGATAAAATTATCGACAGGATGCAAAACGTTTCTCAGGCCACCGAGACTGCAACATCCAGTGTAAATGATTTCGAGGAAGCAATTTTCGATGTAACAAAAAGTAAGGGGCTCAAAGGAGACGTTGCAGACGCATTAGCGACTAGGGCCGTCCCTAAAGAAGACATTGCATCAATCGTCAACGCCCTGGATGCTGTTGATGGGAAGATCGACAACGTCAAAGTTAACTGGCGAAATTATGGTGAAGAAGGTAGACATGTAACCTCCGTTATTCTTTCCGGTCTTAATGAAACTGGCGGCGCATTCCAGCGTATTGTACAGTTTACACGAGATGTTAATGAGGAAACAGATGAGGTCACTTGGACTGCAAAGTTAGCTCAAGGTGCTGAAAACTTCAAGATGACTGCTGACGAGGCGGCCGCGTCTGAAGAAAAACTTGTTGAAATTGATGGGCGTTTGGCAGATGTAACGAAGGCTAAACGTAAAGCTCAAGATGAATACAACATAGCTTTGGAGGCTGGTGTTAAGAGTGGCGAATTGACTCAGACTAAAAACCTGATCGGTTCATATGAGATGCTAGAAGATGCCATCAAGAACGGCGGCGTTGCCCAGAAGGATTACAATCTCTTCATGGATAATGCCAGGTCTAAGAGTAGCCTATTAATAAGCATTCTCAAAGAGCAGACGGCCGCACAAAAAGAACAAGAAGTTGAAATGGTAAATTCCAAGGCCGCCGCTTTGGAATTACAGAATGCTCAGTTAAAAATACAAGGCGTTATCGACAAGGCAATCGGTAATGGTGTGACCGATGATAACGAGGCACTTCGCGCTCTCGTAGATATGCGTGATTGGTTCAGCCTTCTTGAGGAAGAGATCGATCGCGCCGGTATGTCTCAGGCCAATTACGATTCTGCACTCGAAAATTCGGTCGCTGAGATTCAGCTCTATTCCAAACAGCTTGGATTCGCTATTCAGCTTAACAGGGAAGAAGCCGCAGCAGCTAGGGAGGCAGCAAAAGCCGAGGCCGCAAGGGTCAACACAACGCAGGCGCAGGGTACCATTGCTGGAGAATTTGGTCGAGTTTCTAGCCTTATTAATAATGCTGGCGCCGCGGGCGTATCGATGGACAATGCAAATGTTCAGCGGTTAAATGCATACCTTGCCCTTCTTGGCTCATTGGGGGAAGAACTCGACGGGCTTAATCTGACACAAAAAGAATTCAATACGATAATGGCTAATATGAAGGCTATTTATCGTGATTCTGAAATGTCAGTCAAAGGCTTGACTAAAGAATTCGGTCAGCATGAGAGTCATATTAAAAAGACTGCTAAGGTATACAAGGATATCGAGGACGCATGCGTTGGGTATGAAAAAGCCGCCGAAGATAGTAGTGACAAGGTTCGTAAAGCTTATGAAGAGATTCAGAAATTAGGTTTTGAACTTGATGATGCTGAAGAGAAATTACGTTCCGGCGAATATACGACAGGCGAATATGATAAGAAAGTTGCCCAAGTAACTGGGTCACTAAATGAGTATAGAAAGGTTTTAGATGAGGCTGGTTATAGCACAGATAAAACATCAAGTAAGTTTTCTGAGCTCGCCCAGCAACTAACTCGCTTTATCACTCCGCTCTATCTTGCTCGTAAGGCGTGGCAGACTCTTAGGGAGATGGCAAATGTTGCCATTGAGCTTGAAGATTCCTTTGCCCAATTACAGATCGTAACTGGTGCAACCGATAAAGAGCTTGAAGAGTTCTACGATACAGCATCAAAAATCGCGTCAGAACTTGGTAAGAGTATTACTGATATCGCAGCCTCTATCGAAGTGTTCTCAAGACTCGGTTATTCTTTACCGGATGCGACGGTGCTCGCAGAATATGCGACCACCCTTTCAAATGTAGCCAACGTTTCTACCGACGAGGCAACAACCGGTCTGACCGCAATCATCAAGGGTTATAACATGCATGTTGAACAGGCAGAGCATGTATCAGACGTCCTTGTTGACATTGGTCAGAAGTACGCTGTATCGGCTGGCGAAATGATGGAAGCGTATGAGCGTGCTGGTGCCGCATTGGCAGCCACTAACACATCATTTGATAAATCGGCCGCCCTTATTGCGGCGGCAAATGCTGCTATTCAGAATAGCAGTACAGTGGGTAAAGTTTTGCCCATGCATACAGTAATGTATGCTTAGTTGAGAACTATATCGGTCAAAGGCTGGAGACAGCGGAGACCGAGGAAAGACAAAGCCACATTCTAGCTTTGTATCCGTAACGACTGCAGGGGTTGCGCGGCGACGTGCATCCTGAAGTTCTCCTCCCCTATCTAATGGGGATGAATATACAGTCTGAACTCACGCAATAATCTCATTGTGAAACGTGAGAGGCAAGCCGAAAGACTTGCCCGCCATTTTTGTAATGGTCATAAAAGTAACAGATTGACAGCATTAAAAACAATCTCCGCCCGAATCAGAGGTTCAAAGACCGACCTCGAGGAATTGGGCGAGGACACAAAAGATCTTGCTGATGGATTCTCTAAATACGCTAAAGAACTGAAGGCAATCACCGGCGTTGACATCATGGTGGAAGGAACTACAAATCAGTTTAAAGATTTGTACGACATCATGAACGAGATAGCCAGGGTGTGGGGTACCCTTACTGATACGCAGCAGGCTCGAACGGCTGAAATTCTTGGTGGTACAAGACAGCTTCAGGTAATTGCATCTATCATCAGCAACTGGAAAGATGCACAGAACGCTCTTGTGACAGCGCAGGAATCCGCTGGAGCGGCGGCCCGTGCAAATAATATTTACATGGATACGACGACTGCTCATTTAAATCAGTTTAAATCAGCGTTCCAGGATTTATCGCACACTATTGTTGACAGCGACCTGCTTAAATCAGTTGTTGACTTCGGCACCGCCCTACTCAATGCCGGCAATGCCATCACAAAATTCATTAAATCGGCTGGCGGATTGATACCGATTCTCACAACTGTGGCTGGGCTTTTACTTGTTTTTAAACCGGCTTTGTTCGCCAGCGCGTTAAGTGCGATTGGCACCGCGGCAGTGGGTATTATTGGCTCGATTACATCGGCTTTTAGTACAATGAAGATAACCGGCCTTGGCGTCGTAACGACGCTCGATATGGTTAAAGCCGGGGCCACATCTACGGGCACCGCGGTAGCTTCAACTGCTGGCGCGTTTGGACTTGCGCTAGTAGCGGCTTCTGCTCTCGTTGCAGTTATAACAAAAGTCAAAAATGCACAGGCAGAGGCGCGGGAGGAATCCATAAGACTTGGTGAAGCGGCGGCCACCGAGGGTGATGAACTGGTCGACCTTGTTGACAAGTATATGGAACTTGCCCAGGTGAGTAGTGATAACGGTGAAGTTTTAGAAGCAAGAGATGAAATCATTAGTCGTCTTGGGCTAGAACGATCGGAGGTCGAGGAGCTGATTCGTGAATATGGAAATTACGAAGAGGCAATTAGACATGCTACGACCGAACAACTCAAGTCCAAGCAAAATACTTTGACAGGTGCGCTCAATGCTTCCAGAGAAAACTTGACCACTGAAAGTTTTGGAAGGTATCAAGATGTGCGGCGGGTTAGCTGGGGTAACGATAACGCGCAGGGTAACTTGGATGCGATTGCGGCGCTACAAAAGGCTGGCTATGTTAAGGGTGCTTCCAACACCGCCAAATCGGGGACATTTGCGTATGACTTTGGTGACATATCTTCATACGAAGATGTTCTTAATGCATATCAGCAATTACATTCGATGATGCAATTGCTTGTTGACGACGGGAACGCCAATACAGCAGTATATCAGGACATTTACGACCTGTATACCCAGATGGAGCCGGCTGTTAGCGCCTATAATACAGCGCTTCAAAATCTTCTGACTAATGAACTGCAGCAAAACTATTTAAACAGTCAGATTCCACAAACTGCCGCCGAGTACTACAATCTTCGTAATCAGTTGATCGAGACTGTAATGTCTTCAAAGGAATTCTCCGGCTCTATGGCTGAGGCAACAGACGTTGTTGACAATTTCCTCAGTCAGCAGAATGGATTGGATAGATTCTCCGATAATATCCAAGGAGTTTTCAGCAACATTTCGAGCGGGGCCGACGCATTGAATTCGGTGCATGAGGCATTTAAAAGTGTCAAGGAGGTTGTTGACGATGTCACAAACTCCTTACAGGCGGTTAATTCGGTACAGGATCTTATAGCAGATGGCTTTGTAGTCGACACTCAGAAGGCCATGGAACTTGCGGCTGCCTATCCTTCTATTCTCGATAATGCAACTATTACAGCAGAAGGCCAACTTCAGTTAAATGAAGCTACCGTAAACTCATTTATTGAAGGTAAAGAGCAGGAAATCAATTCTTCAATCGATGCTAAGATCGAAGAACTGAAGGCGGATGCTGCTGTCTTGGAAGCAAAAAAGGCATTTGCGGTTGGGCAGTTGCAAATGGCTGAATCGGTTGCAAAAGGCGAGGATGCTATTACAGTAGCGCAATTAAAAAATAGAATCGATAATTCTAACAAGGTTGTCAACGCTCTTATCCAAATGGGTTACGACGAGGCCACAGCTTATCAGATGGCTTTGCAACAGATGTCTGACAACACTGACATTTTCGATGGTAATGTTGGCGACGCTGCTGAAAGCATCGCAGCCAATTTTGATTCAGCCTCCGAGAGTAGTGCTAGCTCACTTGATGCAAACACCCAACTCATGAACACCAACATTAATAAAGTGGTAATGCACGCACATGAGGCAGCAAAGGCTGTGCGTGGCATTGGAAGTGGAAATGAGGCTGGTAATGTTTATGATGATGGTGGAGCCGGATCGGCGCATGTGAATAATTTCAATAAAGCGGTCAACAAAAAGGCTCTTGTTAATGCGGAGCTCAGAGCAAGTAACCGTACTAACGTCGATCTTCAAAACTTGATCTCAAATATCAAAGCCGACATTAGCGGCTATACTAGTGCAATCGGTGCAATTAATGGGCAGATTAGTGCTTTGGAGAGTTTGCGTAACTCCGCGTTAAGCGGTATCAAGAATTACAAACCGAGTTCGTCAGGTGGTTCTAGTGGCGGTGGCGGCGGCGGTGGCGGTGGTTCCGGCTCCGATTCTTCCAAAAAAGAAGAGACGTGGTTTGAAAAGCAGTACAAGCTTCATCAGCACTATGTCAATATGGACAAGGAGACCACTGCTGACTTCCTTAAGTGGTTAGACAAAGCTTATAAGCAGGCGTACAACGAAGGCATCATCACCCTTGATGAGTTCTATAAATACGAGGAAGAAGTTTATAATGGCTTCAATCAGATCAAAGAGGCTGCAAAGTCTACATTCGATGCGTTGGTTGAGTATCGAGTCAAGATGCTTAAACAGCAGCAGGAAGATCAGAAAGATTCTCTTAAAAAGCAACTCGATGACCTGAAGGATTTCTATGACAAGCAGAAAGAAATGCTTCAGAAACAGCAGGACGAAACTAAGTACATCAAGGAACAGAATGAAAAACGTCAGGCTGTTGATGATATCAGAAGTCAGCTTGCACAGCTTCAGTTTGATAATTCGGCTTGGGCTCAGAAGCGTAGGCAGGAATTGCTTGAAGAACTGTCTAAGGCCGAAGAAGACCTGCAGGAATTCGAAGATGAACGTGCTCTCGAGCAGGCGCTTAACGCTCTCGATGATACTTATAAGGCCGAAGAAGAAAAGCTGAATAAGGAAATCGATGCGATCGACGAGTTGATCAACGATCCTAATACTCTCTACAATCAAGCTCTTAAAGATATTAAGGGCAACACTGAGGACTTGTTCAAAGCGTTCCTTCTCTTTAACCGTAAGTATGGTGACGGCGATGACGCCACCATCATCAAGATGTGGGAAGAAGCATTCAAGAACAGTGAGGCATTTAAGTCTATCTTCGGTTCGTATTATAACGATGCGAAGATTGGCAACTATACCGGATATAAGATTCCGACTGGTGCAGGTTCTCAGGTTGGAAACGGCAACGGGAACAGCGCTGGTGCTGGAAATAATAACGGCGGTGGCAATAGCAATCAATCGAGCAACGCTTCTGCCCCTTCTCTTTCGTCTGGTTCTACAGTGCAGGTCAAACCGTCGGCGACACACTTCAGCCCTAAGAGTGGCGGTGTACGCATGGCGTCATTTGTACCGGGCGGCCGTTATACCGTCTATCAGACAAGCGGCAACGAAGTCCTTATTGGACGTGATGGCGTTTATACGGGATGGATCTACAAGTCTGATATCGTTGGATATAAGAAAGGAACAAAGAGTGCCACACCTGGCCTTCATAGGATTAACGAAGAAGGTAACGAGGCGATCTTCAAATCTGGAGACGGTAATACGTATCGTATGTTCTCTGGCGGCGAAAAGGTTCTCAATGCTAAGGCAACGAATTTCTTGTATGACTTCGCGATGGCTGGAGCAGAGATCCTTGACAAGATGAAAGGCGCCGCGTCTGACACATTCCGCAACATTGGTACAGTCAATCAGCCAATTGATATTTCAATGGGCGATATTATTATCAATGGCAATACGGATCAGCAGACGGTTTCCGATATTCGTCGTGCACAGCGCGAACAGATCAACGATGTTCTCAAAGCGTTCAGCAGATACAATGGTGTTCTTTACAGGAATGCTCATTAATAATTCAACAAAGGTTGTCGGTGGTAGAAATACCGCCGACAACCTATGCCCTATCGGGTACTTTTTATTTTTAAAATCACACTTTTAGAAAGGAGCCTGAAGAGCTATGGCAGATATTTATGGATCACACTTCACATATGGTGGCCTGTCATCCAAGCCCTACGACCTTATTTTTGCAAACGTAGAGACGGATCGATTCGCCCAAGTCGCCGGAACAATTTCTGGAGTGAAGATCTTTAATAAAAACGGCAAACGAAATTATCTTATCGATGATGATTATTCAGAGTCTCCTCTTTCATTCGATATAGATATTGTTACCGGCGACGGCAGTACCCTTTCTCGTGCCGAAAGACACAACATTGAAAGGTGGCTGTTTAACAGACACCGCTACAGGAAACTATATATCAATCCAGCATATGACTGCGATTCGATCGGTGTTGGAGAGGTGTTCCCCTACCGAGCTATTGTGAGCGGGTCTGTTGGTGGTATCAAGGGCTATTCGCTCGCATTAAGTTCATCAACTCCGCCAAGCGCTTTGTATGTTTACTTCGAATTCGAGGATGGATACAGCGCAAGCAACTTTACCTTTACAATTGATGGTGACGTAGCACTTACTGATGAAAATGCGAGAGGCTTTTTCGTCAAAACTGCGGAGTGCAATCCGAATTCGTTTGACAGGACATTCGTAATCAAAGCGGCAAGCGAATCAAGTTCAATGTCTATTACTTGTTCGGTGCTTTCGTATACTTATGATGTTCTTTCAAACGAGGCATCTACCTCAATGCAGATCAGAAACGCCATTAATGTCTATAAGGTGTTTATCAGCGGAGCAGACGTCGAGTATATAAACGGCGAACCGAAGGATATCTATCTTGAATGTAGGTTCATCAATCCAACGGTACTGGAATATAACGGCGGTATTATTGGATACAGAGCAACGCTCGAAGCTTCAAGCGGATACTGGATTCAAGAACAGGTCACCGAAACGTTCGCGGTCGATAACTCAACCGAGGGAAGCATTACACATATTAATGTCACTATTGATACGGATATTGATGATTACACATACCCCGAGATTACTGTGGTATTAGGCAGTACCGGTGGCGATTTCTCTATCACGAACTACACAGACAGCACGACAAGACGCACCTCTTTCGTTGATGTTGCGGCTGGAGCAACTATCGTAATTGACAGCAGCTACAACTATATCAGCGGGCAGTATTACCTTAAGTTCTCCAATCAGAATTTCCCCCGCTTATTGAATGGTAACAACGATCTTGCAATAAGTGGTGATGTCCAGTCGGTTACAGTCAGATACAATAACAGGAGGAACTTCCGGTGATTGTAAGTTATAACTCGCTCGATCGTTTTGAGAAGCCAAAATTGGCATTGTGCAATCCCGGGGCGAGAATTGACTCCAACGGATGTCTAACCAACTGCCTCGGGTATCTGACCGATTATGATTCAGAAGAAATTGTTTTCAATTTCAATTCGACATCCGACCTAAACTTTCGTGTTTATAAAGTAGAACACGATGATAGTGAACGTAACGCCCATGCGGCGTTTTTATATAGAGCTATTAAGAACAAAAGGCTGGTGTTCGTTGATAATATTGGTTTCTTTGTCATCTCTGATATTACTATCGGCTTTGATGGGCACACGGATTATATTGACGTCACTGCCCACTCTGCCGAGTCGGAGATCGAACAGAAGAAGATCCCATATATTGAAGACGGCACCTACCCCTTCACGACTCAGCCAACATCTGAGACTACCGGGCTGATCGATACATTGGTCGCACTGCTCCCGATTTGGAGTATTGGAACTATCGATCAGGCGGTCGCAGAAAGATGGAGGACATTCGAAGATGTCTCTGTTGATGCGAACGTTCTGTCATTCATGCTGCAGGACATGCAGGACGCTTATGAATGTATATTTGTCTTTGACATTATCAATCGCGTAATCAATGTATATGACCAGCATAATTATGTAAGGATGACGAGCATTCACCTTACAAAAGATGACATGATCGATACATTGAATATCGAAGAAAATGGCGGTGATGTATACACTGCAATCAGTGTCATCGGCGGTGAGAATGTCACTATCGGCGCAGTCAACCCGCTCGGTATCAATACGATCTACGACTTCTCATATTATATTGACTGGATGAGCGATTCGCTCGCTGCCAAGGTAAGAACATGGCAGGCTCTTGTTGCAAACAAAGAGCAGGAATACTACAACCTAAGCCTGCAGTACTATACAAAGCTTGGAGAATGTTCGACCGCGTCCCACTCTGTCCAACAGTTACAGACTCAGATCACAGCTTATCGCAGGCTCAGAGACAATATAGTTGCTGGTTCCAGCGGCTACGCTCTCAACGAATACAATAAGGTTATTCAGGAGAATGGTGGCACGGCTGTACCCATCACTGAAAATATCCAGTCAATGCTCGATCAGATTGATGCGCTTATTATCCAATGTCAGAGCCAAATTGACGAATTGAACGGAGATCTGGATGACGCTAATGCAGAGCTTGATGAACTTGAAACTTCAATCAAGGCGATTGTCGACGAGGTTTCTTTTGAAACCTACTTCACGCAGGAAGAATTTGAAGAGCTCTACTATTACATCTTTGAGGGAAGCTATAGCGATGAGTATGTAATTATTACAGAGACCATGACACCGCTCGAGCAGTTCGAGCAGATGAAGACTCTGTATGACCGTGCCAAGTCACAGCTTGCACGTATATGTAAGCCGACTCAGCAGTTCACGATTGATGCGGAGAACTTCGTCTTTGCCAAGGAATTCGAGAGATGGTCAGAAGAGCTGGAGACCGGGTGCCTGATTAATGTCGAGCTGGACGCTGATGATGTTGCTCAGCTCTTTTTAACAAACATAACAATCAACTATGACGACCACGCACTGTCAATGACTTTTGGAAATCGATTTAACAAATACGATCCCAAAACGTTATTCGAGAATGTGCTTGGCGGTATTAATAAATCTGCAAATTCGATCAGCTATCTGAAGGATACTGTATATCCAATCAAGAGCGGTCAGTTCAATAAGATGCGTGAGCAGATTCAGGCATCACGCGATCTTACAATGGATGCCGCCCTTTCGTCTACGAATCAGGAAGTAACGATCGATGGCTCCGGTTACACAGGCCGAGAGAAGATCAGCGAAGATGAATACGACCCGCGGCAGGTAAAACTAACTGGTAAGAGTCTTGTCTTTACAGATGACGCATGGGAATCCTGTAAGGTTGCAATCGGCGAGATCATGCTCGGCGACGGCTCAACGACTTACGGTATTAATGCTGAGACAATCATTGGTGATCTGATTATCGGTAATCAGCTTGTCATTAAAGACAATGACGGAAATGACCTATTCACTATCATAGATGGAAAGATTGCTTCCGAGGTCGATAGCATTGACGCAAGACTCAAAGACACAATCGTTGACACGGCATATACGTACTGTGTACGTGATTTTGGTGTATCGCCAAACGCCTCAGACGCCGACTGGTCTAGCACGTTCCCCGTTTCTTGGGAAGATGGTCAGAGAGTGTGGCGCAAAACAGTCGTAACACATGATAGCGGTGAGACCGAGATCAAGGCCATTGAAGATATCACTGGAGCGACAGGTAAAGACGGCGAAAGCGGGATTAGTGTCGTTAGAGTCTGGTATGAATACACGATTAGTGGTTCCACAGAGGTAATCACACCAATTATTTATCCGAGCACCGAAACAATTGTGGGCTCTAGTATATATCCGTCCATCTCTATTGATTGGAGTGAAACGCCGCCCGAATACGTCGAAGATCATTATTACTGGAGACGGGTCGGCACCGAATATAGCGACGGAACAATTGTGTACAGTGATCCGTATGTCGATACATTACTCAGTCGTGTATGGATCGAGACAACAAGGAACTCAACCAACATCGAACAGCTTGACAGCAGAATCACTCTGACAGCAAGCAGCGTGTCTTCCAATGTAGAAGAGATTAGACGTCTTGATGGCAAGATTGATCAGAAAGAACTTGAGCTTACTGAGAAGATCGCATCAATTAATATCGACGCTGAGGCCATCACCGCACAAGTTACAGAAACTGTCCGAGACGAATTCGGTGAAGACATTAAATATGCAAAAACATGGCTTGATGAAAATGGTCTGCATGTTAAGACAAGCGAGAGTACGACTGAATCGTTTATTGACGGCACTGGCCTCGAGGTTCGTGAGGTAACTGAGGATGAGCATGGCAATGAAGTAATTAAGACAGTCATGAAAGCCAAAGACGGCGAGGTTGAAGCGGCGAGATTCAAAGCAACTGAGCTGTTCACCTACGATTCTGGCCAAGGGTACCTTTCGACAATGAAAGTTTATTACAGCTCCGCCGACCAGGAACATGGCATCGGATGGTACTGGATTAATACAAATACAACAAGCGAAGAAGGGAGTGGTAGTTAATGGCGGCTGAAGCAAGCAAAAGCAGAAGTGTATATGCACCGGTGTATCCATCGTCTTATCCATATACACATTATGTTTATTTCAAAGAAAACTCGACTGATACAGCAAACAACACCTCGTCTTTAACATTCACTGCCAGTATGACATCAAACGGCGCAGGGTTCGGAAGCGCAACCGACAACTGGCTAAGTATTTATTGGTTTGATGACGGAGCGAACTCCAAGGGAACCCGTGTCGCGATTACGTCAACCAAAGCAATAGAAATTGGCGGGAACTTGACAGTGAGTGGAACACTTACTGTCGCGCATAAAAATGATGGGACGCTTTCTGGTTATGCATTGTCATATTGGACTTCTGACGGAACGTCGAATCCGCCGGCAAATTCTACTGTCCAGACTGCTGCCACGAACCTGACATCAATTCCAAGAGGGTCTTCGTTAACACTGGACAAAACATCAGTACTTGTTGATGGTACGAATTCAATTCGTATTACTATAGGGCGTGCGGTTTCCACCTATACCGATACTCTTACTTATAGTATTGGTAATGTCAGCGGTACAATTGTCAACAATACAACCAATACAACTATTGACTGGGTTGTTCCGGTTGAAGTGTTGAACGCAATTCCCTACGCAACAAGCGGCACTGTTACTATTTCTTGTCGAACGTATAAAGGCTCGACCGCGCTAGGCGCCTCGACCGCGACATTTACAGCCGTAACTGATTACGAGGTACACGGGCCTACGCTTACCATTACGAGAATTTATGATGCAAAGGCAAATGATCAATACGGGCAGTATACGTTAGATGATATTACAGGTGGGGCATTCATTTCAAACGTATCAGAAATTCATGTCATCGTTGAAGCGGAAGGTAGATATGGAACTACCAGACGCCGCACTGTGGCCGTGCTAAACGATCAAACGGCGAAAGCCGAGATCAATCAACAGGGTGAGATTGAGATGATACTTACAGGTGATTTCGGCGACGGCACACAAGACTTGTATGTTTCTACACGCGATAACCGTGGTTATGAAACAACAATTCCTGTACAGATACGTACTATCGGATATTATCCGCCTGTGATTACTCAGTCAGCAGCCGACAGAAGCACCGCGGCGGATGCATCAGAGACTGTCGTAGGAACGACGAGCGGTACATGGTATAACGCATCGCTGGGAGCGATGAACAATACACTGAGCGTTTCTGTGTATTACACCAACCCTAACACGGGGCCGACCGTCCTTCCGAGTAGTGTTGTTGGGAATGGCGTTTGGAATTACACTGGTGAATTGTTTAACAATCTTTCCGACACTGCCTCAAGTGCGGTGAGATTTGTTGTATCTGATTTGTTAACTACCGTTAGATCCCAGCCAATTCAGATTTATGAATATCTGCCTGTATTTGCGATGTTTAGTAATCACTTTGACGTATTCGGTGACATCCATATCCATAGAAGAGATGACCCCAACCAATTTACAGTTTTGACATATGACGCATACAATTCGTTTCGTAATGAGTTTATTGCTGGCGACGTGTACGCATTCACAGGGAATGTTGCAACGTTCTCCGGCTTTTTAACTACGAATGCATCCGGGAATAACGTTATTGCATTCAGCATACCATTGCCATATCACATCGGCAGCGGACTGGTTGCATCGGTGGCTGGAGATATCACGGTTCGTCACGCAAGTGGCGGGTACATTGGCACGCCTAATCAAAACATTGGCAACCTTGGCACGTCTGAGGTTGATTATGATGGAAACTTTGTCAGGGTGCGAATCACATTGGCGGGGACGGTATCTTACGCAAACAATTCAGTGGTATGCGTAACACCGGGAAGCAGTCTATCGATTACCTTTAGTGCGGCAAGTACATAAGGAGGAATAGCATGGCATATAAAAAGACATCTTGGGTCGATAATACGACCGCAATCACAGCCGAAAGGCTGAACAACATGGAAGAAGGAATTGAATCTGCCAATGAAATTCTTCCAGATAATCAGGGTCTTACCGGTCAGGTTCTGACCAAGACGGATGATGGCGCCGAGTGGGCGGATGTGGCGACGTCCCCTACTGTTGCCGGTGAGGTGCTTGAATTATGACAGCACGTATTAGCGGAAAGACAATCACGCTTACGCGTGGTGACACATTTAAAGCGACTGTCGATATATTCAATCCAGACGGCACGGCGTATGAGCCTATTGAAGGCGACAGCGTTAGATTTGCTATGAAGCAAAACTATAATTCAAACGAAATCAAAATTCAAAAAGATATTCCGCTCGACACCAGACTTTTGGAGATCAATCCAGAAGATACAAAAGGACTTAAACAGCCGGGCGAATATGTATACGATATTCAGTTAACACATATTAATGGCGACATCGATACGTTCATTGCAAATGGAACGTTCAGAATCACCGAGGAGGTTGACTGATGCCCCATGAACTTAATGGAACTTTGTCATCCGCTGGAGAGCTTAGCGGGACATTATCGTTAGGTAATACGTTGTCCGGTTCACTCTCAATGGCGGTTAATACAGTCTCCAATAATGATTACAACAAATTAAAAGAGGATACGCTTCCTCAAATCAACAGCGTGACTTTAAAGGGAAACAAGCTTTCGGCTGAGCTTCATGTTCAGCACGAAATGAACGCAATTACATATCAAGACATTGATGAATTGCTGTTCGGTTAAACAGGAGGATAATAACATGGCTGACAGTTTTTTAAATTTAACTGGTCTTAGTTACTACACCGAAAAATTACTGGGTTTGTTCGCCAAGAAGTCCGATGTTAATACAGCTTTGGCTGATAAGGTCGACAAAGAAACTGGTAAAGGCTTATCGACCAATGACTACACAACGACCGAGAAGAACAAACTTAGCAACATTGCTTCCGGCGCTCAGGTCAACGTAATTGAGAGCGTAAAAGTAAATGGCACCGCCCTTTCTGTTACGAGTAAAGCGGTAGATGTTTCGGTTCCTACCGCAGTATCACAGCTTACAAATGACACCGGCTATATTACAAGCGCGGATGTCCCCGAAGGAGCCGCGGCTTCTAGTGTTACACCGAAAATGGACGGCACAGCAGCACGTGGTACAGATAATGGATTCGCACGAGGCGATCATGTCCACCCGACAGACACATCCAGGGCTGCGGCAAGTGATCTTACCGCCCTGGAAACACGCGTTGGCACAGCTGAGACAAAGCTTTCCGGCATTGCTGAAGGTGCTCAGGTTAACGTTATTGAATCAATCAAGGTTAATAACACCGCTCAGACTGTTACAGGCAAAGCTGTAAATATTACAGTCCCGACTGCATTATCTGATTTGACAAATGACGCCGACTATGTCACAGATGCGTCATATGTACACACAGATAACAATCTGACAGACACATTACTGACTAAACTGAATGGCATTGAGGCCGGAGCCACGAAGACAACTGTTGATAGTGCGCTCAGTGACTCGAGCGCGAATCCTGTGCAGAATAAGGTAATCAATACAGCCCTTGCAGCGAAAGCCCCATTGGCTTCGCCTACATTCACAGGAACACCGAAAGCGCCGACGGCCGCAGTTGGAACAAATAGTACTCAGATTGCTACAACGGAATTTGTCAGTACTGCGGTTGCTAACGCTATCGCGGGTGTAACTTCAATTAGTTACAGGGTCGTTGCGTCACTCCCGGCTTCTGGTGAAAATGGAGTTATTTATCTCGTATCCCACAGCCACGGAACTGGTGATGTTTACGACGAGTATATCTGGGTAGGATCTTCTTTTGAAAAGATCGGCAACACAGATATTGACCTTTCTGGATATATGCTCAAAACAGATATGGTCGCAATCACAACATCTGAAATTGATGCATTATTTGCATAAAGAATAATAAGGAGGCTCTAGGATGGCAGACAAATATCTAAATCTCGCTGGAGCTGGAGAAATTGTTGCAAGGCTTAAACAGTATGCAGACTCCAAAGAGGGATTGGGGGTCGCGACTGAGGGTGAGGTTCTTGTTATTGATTCTGAGGTCACACCTGGAGAAGACGAAGGTGGCGGAGGTGGTGGAAGCTATGTCCTCCCTACCGCTTCCGCATCCACCCTTGGGGGCGTAAAGATTGGTTCTGGAATCACCATCACCGATGGTGTGATCAGCGCGATTACATCGGCGACGGTGCAATCAATGATCGATACTGCGCTGGCACAATACGGCAATGGCGATACGGCTTCATATGGGGGTAGCTCGGCATGACAGCATCGAAAGTTATCGTTACAACATCAAAACTTGACGCCTTGGCCAATTCGATAGCGGCTAAATCCGGCGCAACCCTTCCCCTCACAATCGATGAGATGAAAACTGCCGTTGATAGTATTGAGGGTGGCGGAACAGGTGGCATTTACCAAGACGCTAACGGGTACATTGTACTAGGTAGCGAGGAGTCGGGTGGCACTGGCACCTCTGGTTACACGATTGACGAAAATGGTTATATTAAACCGGACGAAAAACAGCTCGTATTAAACTGGGATTTTACGCAAAGTTTAACTGATACAGTCTCGGGCAAAACCGCCATTCTTTATAACGATGCTGTTCAAGATGAAAACGGGGTCACCATTTCTGCGGCTAATCAGTATATGTATTTTACTGGAATGAGACGAGTATTATATAGAACATATGAATTTGATATTGTGTCATTTGCAAGGGCTAATGGCGGTGTTCATCATCGGTTTATTATGTTCTCCACCGATTCAGGCCTTATATATAGGTCGAATAGCAGGTGGTCGTATTACACGTCAAGCGCCGTTGGCTCCAGCGGTTGGGCAACGGATACATCGGTAAGTTCGCAAACGGTACTTAACGGGAAAACGCTTAAGCTGGAAATAAGGCCAGACGGTGACTATTGGTATATAGATAATGAATTTTGGTATAAACCGACAACACAGCATTCATATTATTCCGGTGCCGGTTTGTATCTTGGTTCATCCGGGAACTCGTGTATGAATACTGTTATCGCGGGTGCAAGAATGTATGTGGGGTTTGATTCATGACTGATACATTAAAAATATTTGGAAAGACATATATGAATGTCACAGGCATTAAAGCGTCAACTCCAAATGATGAAGTTTTGACGTATATTCGTGGCGCCGAGACAGTCCTTCAAACAAAATCTGTGAACCCGACGGAATCGGCTCAGACCATTGTGCCTGACTCCGGCTATGACGGTCTTTCGTCTGTAAGCGTAGGTGCTATTGACTCGGACTATGTGGGTTCTACGGTCGCTAGACGCTCTTCTACTAATCTTACTGTCTCCGGCGCATCTGTCACAGCTCCGGCCGGTTATTATGAAGTCGCAGCTTCAAAATCTGTAGCAACAGCTACGCATGCAGACCCAACAGTTAGTCTTAATAGTACAACGGGGCTTGTTACAGCCAGCCACACACAGGCTGCGGGTTACGTGGCTGCGGGCACAACAAATAAGACTCTCCAACTAACAACCGATGCCGGATCAACGGTAACACCTTCAGCCTCGTCCCAGACAGTCTCTGTGTCTGGAAAATATATGACAGGTAACGTAGTGGTCAATCCGATTCCAAGTGAATACGTTATTCCAAATCTACAGGAAAAGACCGTTACTCCGTCTGAAAGTGAACAGGTCGTTGTGCCAGATTCAAGTCATAATGGGTTAAGTTCTGTTACTGTCGGGGCGATTAGCTCAACTTATGTAGGTTCTGACATTACAAGTAGATCGTCAAGTGACTTAACTGCATCTGGTGCTACGGTTACAGTTCCTGCTGGTTATTATTCAGAACAGGCAAGCAAGGCTGTTTCCTCGGGATCGGCAACTACTCCAGCCACAACCATCACAGCAAATCCGTCAATCACGGTCAGCTCTGCTGGATTGATTACCGCAGCTGCAAGTGCAACGCAGAACGTCACACCAACAGTCAGCGCAGGATATGTGTCCGCTGGCACCGCTGGTGCAATAACTGTCAGTGGCTCAAAGACACAGCAGTTAACAACGCAAGCGGCAACTACGATTACACCAACAAAGTCTTCTCAGACAGCAGTAGCCGCTGGAAGATATACAACGGGCGCTGTCACAGTCGCGGCTATACCAGCTCAGTATATTACTACCACAGATGCAACGGCTACCTCAGGAGATATTGTCTCAGGTGAGACCGCATATGTTAACGGGGCGAAGGTCACCGGTTCTTTGGAGATTCATAATTGTTATACTGGCACGAGCGACCCATCTTCTGCCACGGGAAGTAATGGGGACTTGTACCTAAAGGTGAGTAGCTAATGCCGACAGCAAGATTAGTTCCAAGTGATTATTATCTTAGTAGCACATCGTATCTATCCGTTTCCAGTGAAGACAACATGTATGCAAATACAGACAGTACAACCTATGCTACTGTAACAAACTCAAGAACAAACACTACCTCTTACTATATCTATTTGCGCGGGTTTAATTTCGACGCTATCCCGAGTGCAGCGGTAGTCAGTTCATTTACGGTCAAGCTGAAAGCAAGTGAAAGTGGTGTTAGTACATCAACGTCGTACAAACCATATTTGGCAAACGGAACATCCGCTATTAATGGAACATGCGATCCAATCACCACTACTGCTCATGTGCTTGAATTTGATGGTTTGTCAGCTGACTGGGAAACAATCGTTGGCTATGGAAGTGATTTCGGCATTCGTATTAACTGCCGAAGAGCGTCAAGAAATACTACTGGGTACGTGTATATTTACGGCGCCGAGATCGAAGTTAATTATACCGTTCCGAATCCTGCAACGATCACATCAACACTCGTTGGAAATGGAACAATTACACCAAGCGGCGCTTATCAGACATATGAGGGCGAAACATATGAGTTAACCATTACTCCTGATGATGTAACGGAAGAAGTTACTATCACCAAAGACGGAGTCGATGTGACTGCGGAGTTAGTTGTTCACGCACCAGGTCAAACAGTAAGTTTCGTCCCTGCCGATGTAACATTAACCGATATACAGAGCGGTTCCAGTTATGCAGAGTATGCGGTTGGGAATAGCGCTGAAGATCCGTCAACTTCCGGCACATCATCTAATATGTATGCTTCTGATACTGGGTATGCGGATTATACATTTAATTTCAGCTCAATCCCAAGTAATGCGGTCATCGAAGAAATGTCAGTTAAATGTTATGGGCATAGAGAAAACGCAACGATTGATTCAACTCACATTTCGAGCGTAGCTATTGTGGTCAACGGTACCGCTATCAGTGAAGATGTCGACTTTCCGTCAACCAGTAACACCACGATTACAGTAGAACCGACTGGAACGGTTACAAGGTCACAGCTCGACAATTTAGCCATCCGACACACGGTCGGCTATTATGGTGGATTGGTTCTTGGTATTACGGTAACAATCGCGTATTCAACTGGTACCGGCACTATAGACCATTATACCTATACGTACACGGTAAGCGGCGATGCGGCAATCGTTGTCACAGTTGGGGCACAGGAAAAAATGTATTTAAAAGTCAATGGTGCGTGGACTGCCGTTGACAAAGTATATAAGAAAGTTAACGGCGCTTGGGTCGAGCAGACAGACCTGGCGTCAGTTTTTAATACGTCCTATGCATATGTGCATAGGTCTTGAATAAGGAGGTACGACTATGGCAGAAGTGTCACAAATCAGAGTTAGAGGCACTTTATATGACATTAAGGATACGGTCGCCAGAAGAGGTTCCGGCAGTTCACCTGCTGTTGCTTCAACTGCCGCCGGTATGACAGATACATCCAAGATTTATGTATACACTGGCTCTGAGACAGGTTACACAGCAGGTAACTGGTACTACTATGACGGTACCTCTTGGGTGAGTGGTGGTATTTACCAGAGCTCAGGTATCGAAACCGATACAACGCTGGCTGTTAGCGGAGCCGCAGCCGATTCAAAAGCAACTGGCGACGCAATTAATAACATCGTTTACGTAGGTTCAGAAGTACAGGACAGCCACACGCAGATGTTGGTCTCCCCTACTACTAGCGAGTTGGAGATTGTTACAAAAACAGAATTTGATACAGAACTTTCAGAGTTAAAGAGCCAAATAAGCTCTAAAAGCGGACTTTCGGAAGAAATTAAAACAACGCTGATGGCAGTAGTTGAACATATCGGTGCATGGACTGACGGAAACGGACGGACATATGTCGAAAACTTCAGAAGTGCTTTATTCCCACCCGCAAATTTGACGAGAATTACGGCTGTGTATACACAGGGTGGTACTGTGTATGATACTGATTCCCTCGATTCGTTAAAGGAGAATCTTGTTGTTACGGCATATTATGACGATGAATCAAGCGAAGTTGTTTCTGCGTATGTACTGAGTGGAACGCTTACTGAAGGAACGAGTACGATTACAGTTACATATGGTGGAAAATCCGCGACATTCGATGTTACAGTAACCCATTATGAGCAGTGGGATATCAACTGGTCATATACAGATGGGTTACCTGAAAACAACGGATTCACTTTATTGTCAACCAACGCTTCAGCAAAAACACTTAGAGAAGATGGTTTACTTCTTGCAAACACTGGAAGCACGGGAAACATTTCTTATGGAGTCACAAACGAACCTGTTCCTTGTAAACGGCTGATTTTTGAATCAGTGTTCAGCCCACAAACATTAGCAACCCTTCCTTCAACTCCGAAGGGATGTGGGTATTATGTGTTGTTTGTTAACAATGGGAAAGGCATTAACGTTGCGGTGAATTCGGGCGGTCTTGGTTATTATGAAGGCAAAGACACGGCTACAAAAGGATGGCATTTTGCTGATGTTTCTATCGCAACAGAAACAGAATATACAGTTAGGTTGGAAGTCGATGATACATCCGATACCGCAACTCTTTATCTTGACGGTTCACTCATTACTACATTCGGAATTGCGTCAACGACATCGGCTCAGACAAAAATCTATCAGCTGAACGGTGGGTCAACACTTCATAAATCCATGAAACTCAGATATGAACAGTGAGGTAAGATATGAGCATTGTATATGATATTGATGGGAATCCATTAGTAACTGGTGGTGGCGAATCAACAGAGGGTCTTGAGGATTTACTGACAGACAGACTTCTGATTTGGCACGATGAATTTAATAAGCCTGAGATTGATATAACAAAGTGGAATAACATCGGCTCTGTTGATTATGCTGAGGATTTAGACCTTGTTGCAAATTCAAATCACGGTTTGCAGTATAGAGCGATTAAAGACTACAGAAAAGGCAACAATAACAAACCGTGGTCATCTGCGTATCTGAGTACAAGCAATCTGTTTGAATTTAAATACGGCAGACTTGAAGCAAAGATTAAATTTACAAGTGAAGCAGTTCATCATTCTACTTTTTGGACACTTGGAGCAAATTTTGAGCGTCTTTCAAATGGTGACGGAGTTGCGTATGACGAAACGAAAGGCGTTCTGTTCCCTTCTTGTGGAGAAATTGATATTGCAGAGTTTCATAACGGTACGGTAGGATGTCGGACTCACTGGAGCAGTGACGGACTCGATGCAACCACAAACTATTCGACAGGTGGGAATATTGCCGATATTACCTCAACACCGTCAGATTGGCACATTTATGCTTGCGAATGGACAGAAGAGTCAATTGGTTTCTATGTCGATGGTGTTCGCAAAACCAGCTTCAGATTACCAGGAGCGACTGTGAATGGTTATAATCCGTTTATGCATCCGCATTTCATTATTTTAAATTGTGTGTCTGCAACAGCAGGTGCACCGCAATGGGATATTGCCGAAACACAAGTGGCATGGGTGAGAGTTTATGCTCCTGTCGGTGTTACTGAAAAGGTAGTAGAAACGGCGATCAGTATCAAAGCAACGGAAACACTGGCAGTTGGCGAAAGAAAGTGGCTTGGCACACCGACATTTACACCTTCTAACCCTTCAGACATGACAGTTCGTTGGCTTTCTCATAACGATGACATTGTGACATGCAACGGTGGCATGTTAATTGGAGTTAGCGCAGGTACAACATTTGTACAGGCAATTTCCAAGCACGGATATACTGCTCTCTGTAAAGTGACCGTCACAAGCAGTTAAAGGGCATGAAAAGCAATATCCATAAAAAGCTGACTTTTGAAGATCACTTCGGGAGACAGCATGCATGTTGGGTAAAGAACAATCGCAAAGCATGGCGATTCTGGAAACGTAAAGCACGAAAAGACTTCAGAAGAATTGAAGTTTAAATGTCATCCTTTAAACCCTTCTCGAAATCGGCTATATTACATTTAGAGAAGGGAGAAAATCACAATGGAATGGACTTACTTAGAGGATGCAAAGCCTGAAGAAAAGGGCAAATATCTCTGCTGTTACCAAGGTGGTTACATCTGCACTGGCAACTATCTCGGACATGGACTTTGGAAAATGCATGGAAAATATGCAAAGAAGCCGTATGCATGGATGGAGTTACCGAAGCCTGCAAAAACCAGAATGATAAATATGATGAAGTATGCTTCTAAATAAAAGGAAACTTTAAATCACAATCTGCATTTACGGGTTAATCATAAAACGGGGCGCATTAAGCGCCCCTATCTGTCTTTATACAACTCAAATTCATGGATGACATGAAGATCGTATGATGTCTTCAGGCACCACAGCAAACCGCCGTCTCCCCTTCTGTGCCACGTCATAGCGCGGGAGATAACAAGTTTCGCTGTGTCCCAATTACGAGCCGCTCTCGCAGCGGCCTTTTTAATTTTTATCACATTCGAGGATTTAACTTTATTTTGGGTTGTAACTTGTTTTGAGTTACACTCCAAATTCGTATTAACAAGGAGATTTAACTATGCCTGAGCAGGAACTTCAGACAATTACTTACGATGACTTCGAACAGTCTCTGAAGGAGGATGGTATTGAAATTATCTATCCAGAGGAAGACGAGGAGAAGCCAGAAGGCATCGGGGCTATTGGATACACAGCCAGACTGACAGCCCCATCAACAACCAACCCCTACTACCTTAAGTATGGCAAGGGCGGTTACAATCGCTGCATCTTGATTTCTGGTAACTCATGCCTTCCCAACTGCGTTGGGTACGTATACGGCAGGGCTCTTGAGATCGGCGGCGCAACAGCAAATGCAAAGCTGCCCACATGCAACGCAGAAGACTGGCTTGCCGTTGCAAAGAAGAACGGACTCAACACGGGGAACACTCCGAAGATCGGAGCGACCATTGTGTGGAAGTCAGGTAATCTTTGGAATGGCTTAGACGGATGCGGACATGTTGGCACGGTTGAGGATGTTGCCGTTGACGGCACAATCACCGTATCACAATCAAATTATGGGGGAACTCGTTTCTTCCTGACAAAACACAAACCGCCGTATAACATTCTTGGACAGACTTTTATCGGATTTATCTATAATCCGTACCTTTCCGGCGGCTGGCAGAAAGACGCCAAAGGCTGGTGGTACAAGAATGTGGACGGCTCATACCCGGCTGATAGATGGTCAAAGATCGACGGCAAATGGTATCACTTCAACGCCGAAGGATACATGCAGACAGGCTGGCTCACGCTCGAAGATGGAAAATACTATCTCGGCACTGATGGTGCGGCGGTAACTGGATGGAAACAGATCGGCGACAAGTGGTATTACTTCGATGAAAACTGCCGTATGAAAACCGGGTGGCTCAAATCGAATGGCACATGGTACTACCTTATGAAGGATGGCACCATGGCTGCAAGCAGATGGCTTAAATATAACAACGAATGGTATTTCCTTGGCAAAAACGGTGAAATGTTCACCGGTTTGCATAACGTCCCTGTCACATTCGACAAGGACGGGAAGTTCATCGGATACATCAAATGATTTACCTAAATGACAGGAGGAAAAGAACATGATTGATTGGAAAAGAAAGTTGTCCAGCCGTAAACTCTGGCTGGCAATCGCCGGATTCGTTTCTGGCTTGATGGTATTTTTTGGCAGAACAGAGTCAGAAGCGACACAGGTGAGCGCCCTGATTATGTCAGCGGCGTCAGTTATCTCCTACATCATCTCTGAAGGATTAATCGACTCCGCCAATGCTGGATACGAGTATTCAGAGGGGCCGGTAGCAGACGATGGTGAGTGAGATTGAGGCAGTCTGGTCATTACTTGGTAAGGTCGCGGCAGTCATTGGTGTGATTGTCGCAGCTATCAAAGGACTTCAGTTTCTCAACTCACTCACCCCTACTGCCAAGCTGGAAATTCGTGTCGAGGATGTTGAGAAGAAAGTAAGGAATGATTACGAGCATTTGAAGGCGATCGATGAGAAGATCGAACATCTGGAAAGAAAGTCAGACGACACCCAGCTTCAGATCAAAGAAGTTAATGAAGGCATTCAACGAATTGGGAAATCTCAGATTTCGCTCTTGCGCCACTTTGTGACCGGTAACGGTCAGAAAGAAATGGCAGACGAAGCAGACGATTTAACAGAATGGTTCATTGACAGATAACACATCGGGGCTGCCTAAGCAGCCCCTTCTTTTTAGGAGGAGAGAATATGAAAAATTTAACACCCGTTACAAGAGAGGAGAAGTATCTTTACGCTATCGCAAATGGTGAGACTGTTGATCTCACCCCGACAAACGCTGAGGAGAAACTGCTCGACGCCATTATATACAAAGAAAAAATCTCCGTGAACCCGAAGACACGCAAAGAGTGGTTCCTCGCCAAAATTGCCGAAGCAGTCACCAATGAAGAACCAGAATTGTAACAGGCACTGAGCCGATGGTCGACAACCCTGGCAATGACAATCTTTCCTAACGCAGGATAAATAAAGCAAAGGTCGGTAGTCAAGCATTAAAAGACGGTAAGACAATAGCTGCCCAGTAAATGGAACACTCGGAGGGCGAACTCCGTCAACAACGTTGTGTAACTCCATGTGGGATGCGCGTGATTGAAACTGCACGCCCGGCCTGTAAAAACACACTGAATAAAACAAGGTTTTTGTCAGCAATTTAAATGACATTTATACGCTATATGTCATTTATCACAGCTATAAAATTGTTAGTTTGAAAAATAGAAAAGGCAGATTGACTTAATTGTCAGTCTGCCTTCTTTTTACCAGATGCTCCACCAGAACTCAGAACATTTTTTATATCCTCCATAATTGGGGATCTCTTCAACATGCCGAAGCTTCCTGTTGCAGATTTGTTTAAACTCTCTGCTTCGCCTGCCCCTGTAAATTTTGCATAGGCGATCATCCTTCCAATGCGGGCACACACCGGAGCAGATCCACCTGCGGTGCTGGAATACATCGTTATAGAGTTTAGCGAGCCTTCTTTTATCTTCTTGCTTGCGCTGGTAAGACACAACATCACCTCCCGTTATGACATTGCATCCGCCTCCTTCCTAGAGCTTATTTCAGCCATTCTGAGAGCCATAATAATTCTTTGATTACTTCTTCAAGCTTCGCGTTAAATCGCTCCGTAGAGCCTCCAGGAAGCTGCAGAAGGTAATATAAGCGTGTTTCGAATCGAGATATAACATTTACTATCAATTGTTTGATAACAAATGTGATATTTCGATTTCTATTTTGTTACGGATATAATCATAGCGGCTCTCCGTATCTTGAAAAGTGGTAAAAAGGTGGTAAATCACTTGGTTAAACACCGTCTAAATGCCGATGTTTACTGATGTTTTCGCAAATCATTAGCACTGTCAATAGCTGTGTGCTAAATTCTTCACGTATCTTCACGAATCGTTATATATCGTTATTGTCACAATTCGTGACTTCACAGACCGTCACGTATCTTCTTAAATCGTTGCCGTCAAAAGTGGTAAACTTTGTGGTATTTCTGACATGCGTGCTTGCTGAGTGGTACAGCCTTCGGTGGTACAACCTGTTTAAACAATTTTTCCATTCAACTTTTCGAACGATTCGCGTTTCGCATCCATCGTAGCCTCATTATAAATGTTCATCGTTGTGATGATCGAAGCGTGCCCCATTACTTCTTGGATAACTTTTACATTCGATTCATTCTCGCACAATCTGGTGCAGAATGTATGCCTCAGGACATGCACCGAGAACTTGGGAAGATATAAAGGTTCGCGCCCATCTCTCTTTGCCGTAGATTCCTCTTCCAAGTTGTAATCTTTTTGGATGGTGTAGAGCGCTGCGTTAATTGTCCCAGGGATTGGGAGAGTTCCGCGTGTTGTTCTCCACACAAATCCGGTCATTCCGTCTACTACCACATCTTTAAGCAGCATCCGCGATTGTTTATCACGTTCGGCAAGTAATAATTCTTTAACCGCATCGAGCATGGGTATAGTGCGAACGCCAGCGTTTGTCTTAGGCTTTGTGATCTCCAGCCCATAATCGTCCGAGTCGCCGAGCTTGTAATAACGAATGGCGTGGTCAATACTAATCACACCGTTTTCAAAGTCACAATTGTCCCAAGTGAGACCGAGAGCCTCGCCGATACGGCACCCAGTACCAAGCATGAACTTGAAGAACGGGTACCAGTGGCTGTGCTTATTACTCCCCGATATATAATTAAGGAAGGCATTTTGCTCAGCTATAGTCAAACTGTGCTTGCGCTCGCGGGTGTAGCGAAGTACTCTTTTCAGTTCTGCTACAACGCCATTGCATGGATTGTAGTTGATTGCCCTGTTTGCAATGGCATTTTCGAACACACAGCTCAACGTTTGATCGGCTTTTGTGACTGAATCCATTGACCCGCCAGATTCGAGGATGGCGATATATAAGTTTCTGACGTCGTTTCTGGCTATCTTGGAGATCTTTTTCTTCCCGAAAACGTCTTTGATCTTATCTTTATATATTCTGGCTTTCTCGTCTCTGGTCTTCCTTTGAAGCAGCTTAGTCGACTGCATGTACAAGTCAAAGCACTCATTGAGTGTGAGTGCTGATGAACTGGGATTAATGCCTGACGAGATTTCTCTTAGAATATCGTCCTCAAGCTCCCGTAATGACGGTTTTTTATCGTCTTTGCCCGATGGAACCCGGTCGGTGGGCACCAGCCGCCAACTGTATACACTGTGCTTGGTGCCACCGCCGTCAATGTACCTATATTCGTACATTCCGTTGCTGCGCTGTCTTTCATTCTGGCGCAACAACCTGCCCTTCTTGTCTTTTCTTTTTTCAGACATCTACATCTCCTCTCTGAGAAGAGCCGCTATGTATTGGAATGATATCATAACCCACCAGTAATACCAGTGATATCTTCCTTTGCCTGGGCTACGGCATCCCAGAGAGTCTGTACGGCTTCTTTGATCTCCATGTCCGGTTCGAGCGCGTCTCTAACAACATAGGTCATGTATCTCTGAAGGGCTTCCGCAAGTGTGCGATGGTACGTTGTGTTGGCAAATGTTTTACACTCCTTCCCATCCTTGTCTTGATATGTGCCCATGAACTTCATCAGATTATACGTGCGCTCGTCAACATCAATATACCAGTCGCCTTTGATATGGATCATTCCGACTCATCCTCCCATAAGGCGAGAATGATATCAATGTAATCTTTCATGTTCTCATCAACTGATTCTTCTTTGAGCTCCCTAAGTTTGGAAACCGGGATTGCATCCGTTTTCTTAGGCGCCCAGAACGATATGGAGTCATACTGCAGGTTGATGCTGCCTTCATATCCAGCATCAAGGATGATTTTTAAAATATCTTCAGTCTTCATTTTTCTTCCCTCCCAGTTCTTCAATGGCTCTTTTCAAAGATTCGACATCTACCACTGCATCAGGGTCAATGTTCCAGTTTTCATAATCCCCCATGTCCCCTGTATACACGTGGCGATCGTCATCGAGATCAATCAATCTCATTCTCCCCCACCTTTCTCCCCACCTTTCTCCCCATGAACAAAAGTCGCGCAATCGGCCGCATGGTTTTTCTTTTTCTTCGGGCACTCATCTGTGCCTTTGAAACGAGCCCATGTCATCGGAACCTCTTTTAGGTCATCCCGCTCTTCAACTTCCCTTGTGAGCTGCGCTCTGAAGCACGATTTCGGACAGCTCTTTTTCAAATCAAGGCAATGAGCATAATCATGATTCATTTTTCTTTCTCCTCTGCACCCGTCCTCGCTCCACAGTTGCTGATTAAATCACTCACTGTCTTCACCTCTCATATCCAATGGCATGACAACTACCTCACTCAGAGGAATGCATCCAAGAACTTCAACATCCGTCTGACCTTCATTCCAGTCATTCAGCCAAATATAAATGCTGTCAACAGAGAAATCAATTTCGAGGATTTCATTTGAATAAGTCCATTCTTCTTCCCAAGAATATTTGTATCTCAAGGACACAATCATCGTTTCAATAGTCTGCGTCTTTAGCCACTCAAAAAACTCATTCAGTGTCATCTTTAAATACCTCCATCAAAATATCAGCATCAATCAGTCTTTCTTTTATTCTTCTTTCCTCTCGCTGGAAACCACATCGATCAGCCCATGTTCAAGCACCTCTTTTGCCGGAAAGAAGCTGATATTGTATGCGTATGGTGTCACACTCGCTGGCTCTGTCTGAATAACCGTATATGTGACATCGTTTCCGAGATGTGCATAGAACAGTTTGAATTCTTCTGCTCCTGTCTGAATCGTCACATTCAGATCGCCGTCAGAGTCAACATTAACGGATATGTACCCTTCTACCGCAAACAGCGTTTCATTCAAACGGGTGTTGATTGCGACTACTCGTCTGTAAATGTTGAAGTTATTTGCCTCTCTTCTGATGTTGAAGTTCACCCGGTCGGACTTTTCACAGCCAACGAGACAAAACATCAACAAGACAGCATATATTATCTTTTTCATTCCTCTTTCCTCTCCGCCAGTGAGCAGAATCCCATCCCGAATCGATTTTCAAAGCTATCTAAACGTCTAGGCTCAACAGATCCGTCTTTTCCATACATCAATACCGCCCGATAGCAATTGATCATATGCTTACAATCCTTGCATCTGATCAGTTCTTTCACAGGCTCGCCGTAGAATGTTGAATATTCTTCGACCACAAGCAGATTGTCTTTCGGTGGATGTACAATATATTCTTTCATTCTTCTTTCATCTCTGCCATTCAATGATTCAACAGCCGTTGTGTATGCTTCAAGTTGTTTACAATACTCTTCGCTTTCAATAGTGCTTGTGCAAATCGGTTTAATCAGATATTTGGCTACTTCATCCTTTGTCATTCTTCTTTTCTCTCCGCATAATCGCAGTAATCATTTTCATTTGTTTCGATATAGGAAGAATCATCACAACTGAACGGAATACCTGCACAATATCCATTAATCCAGTGCGTGCAGTTTTTGCATCTGACGACATGAACTGCCGCGCTGCAATAATCTTCGTTGTAAACGTGCCTGTAATAATCGCACCAGTCATCGTTGCCATTGAAATACTTGCAGTCTTTACATCTGATTAATTCGCTCTGTCCTGTCATATGAATTGTTGCTGTTTGCAACGCTTCAATCGCCATATTCAATGCATCCATGTAGCTTTGGTTATATTGATACATTGAATCATCGAACATTTTTACTTCTTCGAGTATCAAAATCGCTTCTTCCTTTGTCATCCTTCTTTTCTCCCATTCACCGCATCACGAACTCCATATGTTGCAACACCATGAGTGTAAGTCCGGCAGTCGATACTTGAGAGCGTACCGACCCACATACCACAGTACTCACACTGGGGTTGTCCGGGTCGCAACGGGGCGTCGCAGTATGGACAACGTATCCGTTTCGGCGCATGTGGGATTATTGTGGGCGGAGGGACATTTGTTCCCGTGTTTCTTTTCAGACGCCAGTTCATTTTTTAGTCATCCCCCTTTTGCATTTCACGGATGCGTCTTTCGTTATTTTCTAAAATGACAATAATCATATGCTCGGTATCGCGGAAGGGTAATCCGTCGATGAAGTGACTTGTGTGATAATCTCCCTTGGAAACAACTACGTTTAGACCATCTCGATAACCCAATCGGCTATCAAATTCAATGCGATATCCATTGCTTATCATCTGAAGGATTTTATCTGTGAGTGTTAGCTGACTCATTTTTCTTTTTCCTCAGCCCATGAGCAATAATCATTTACATCCACTATGAAGTCGCGACCTCTCAAATTGCAGACGTTTTCGTACTTCAGGAATCCGAACTTATCCTCTTCCCATTTGACATCGAAATATTCACAGTCCTTACATCTAATTACTCGCTCTGCATCAACTGTAGGCTGTTCTGAAATGTACCATATGCAGTTCTGCTTGCAGTCTTTCTGCCACTGCATATCCTCTCTTTCCTTTCCGACCAGATTCATATCATCGAGCGCCATTGCACATAGTTCCACATCATACTCAAGATCATGTACCAGCGCATCCGCATCAATCACTCTAACCATCATTCACCACTCATCCTTGCTCCGCAGTGCGGGCAATAGTCGTATTCTGTGTTTGCTTCATCTTCATCAACAGTCCGACCGCAATTATCGCATCTCCATTTTGACGCGTATCTTGACAGTTCCCATTCTCCACGTCTGACCGGCTGCGTCTCAACGGTCGGTGCATTCTTTATTAACATAACCGCATCATTCCAAGTAACACATGCCGACCTGTTACCTGTCGTATTTGCTTCTTCTTCTCGTCTCTCAAGATACTCTTTCATTTGTATCAAAAGCGCATTCGCATCAATCGGTCTCACCATTTTTCGCTACTCCCCAGCTCATCCATAATCTTTTCATACATGCAGATGATCTTTGTGTCGAAACCCGGACTGGCAGGGTTAATATTGATAGTTGGATTACGGAATAAGTGCTTGTACCACGAGATTTTTATATCATCGCATTGGAAGTTGCATGGTTGGTCATCATCATCGTTCCAACTATAGGCATGCACTTCGAAGCAGTTGCCTTTGTATTCAGCCCCAGTATTTCTGAAGGCTGAACTCCATTCGGTCTGGTTTTTGTTCCAGTAGATTCTGGAGATTTCTTTCTCGATGTCAGCAAGTAATGCGACCACCCAGCGTGGGCAATTGTATACTTGGTTAGCATTGCCGACATTCCATAGAAGATTTCCAAGCTCAAGTTCAGCCATTCAGATTACCTCTCATTTCTTTTTGCCCCGATAACAATATCCGTTTGGGTCTGTATTCCTGAACCAGATGTGGCACATACCAGTCCGGTTGCTATGGTAGACACATTCCTTGCATTCGGTTGTGATTGTGTACTCTTTTTTGGTATCGTTTTCGGTGTTTTTATACGCTTTTTTAGTACTTAGCTTCCGTTCATCAATCTCCTCGGGATCATATTCGAAGCTATGACAGCGAGCCCGTACAACCTGATAGACAGGCGGTACGTTATCTAAGTATCTTTCGCAGTACAATCCGTAGAGACCATCTTCGCGTTCTGATATGACGCAGCGCTTACACTGCAAACATCCAGGCATCTCATTTGTCATACACATTCAGCCTTGTCCAGAAACTCCTCGAAGAGCTTTCTCTTGATCAATGTTCTGTTCCCGGATGTGATACAAAGTTCCGGGTTTTCTTTTACAATCTGACGGATCTTATTTTCCCCAATTGAGAAGTAGGCGGCTGCGTCTTTAATCCTGAGCGCATACCTGTCGCCGAGCCTGTAGTTGTAATCAGTCTGCATTTTTATCCTCTGGCGAAGCCAACTCCGCATCTTCATCTTCATCAAATCTTATGTAATAAGTGATTGACGCGCCGCAATTTGAGCAGGTCAATTCGTGGATCAACCCTTCACCTTCGAGACCGTAGTCTTCAAATGTGAAGTCGCAGCCCCATATGACACTTCTGTGCAAACAATGGAAGCATTCGAACATCAGTACTTATCCTCTCGGGCTACATGGATGCCGCTGACTAAGAAGAGTGCGAGCCATAAGCCGAGTGAAGTTTTCCACGACCAGATGTCGAGGTCGAAGCATTTACAGATCAGATAGAATGTTCCAGCTGTTATGAGGTAACTAAGAGCCATAATTGCCGCGAAAATCAGCAGATATATGATAACGGTCTTCAAATCATATTTTTTCATTGCATTCCACCACCATTTCTAATGTCACAGTATTTCCATACGATCACAGCAAGAGCTATCGCTGCCGCATAATAGAGACCGGCATGCATCAGTGTTCACCTGTGCTTCCGAAGCCGCCTTCTCCGCGATCTGTCTCGTCAAGATCTTCAACCTCTTCCAGACAAATTGGCATGTACGGTTGTACGATGAGCTGGGCAACCCGTGTGCCTCCTTCAATGCTCATAAGTTCGTCCGTGTCGTTATGTAATGCGACGATGATCTCGCCCCGATAATCCGAGTCAATAATGCCTACGCAGTTTGCGGGACGAAGTCCCTTCTTGAGCGCGATGCCCGATCTCGCATAGATGGCCCCGAACGCCCCCTTGGGTATGGCCAAGGCGATGTTGGTGTGGACTTTAACCGTTGAATGTGGGGCTATATCATAAGCCGCATCTGAGAATAAGTCCCAGCCCGCCGCTTCGGACGAGCCTCTTTTTGGTTCGATTGCGTTTTCGGCGAGTTTTTTGTATTCGACTTTGAACGGCTTTTTGAATCCGATTCCTTTGTACATATCTTCTCTTTCTTCTCCTTTTTACTTTTGGTGCGTTTCTTGCCCGCATCAGGATCGGTGCGTACAATCGTCGACGTATCTTCTGTTTTCTTAAATGTACAGAGATCGTTGTCTTTCTTTGTGTCCCATGTTAGAAAGCATGTTCCATTGACATGGTAACCACATGTTTTACATGTCGGTCGCGCCATCAGTACTCCTTTAACACATTCCCGTATTCATCGGTTGGGAAGTAAGCAAGTTTTACATCCCCTTCAAGCTGTTGGTTGATTGTCTCGATGAGATACTCGAGTCTCTGCTCGATTTCCCGGTGTGGCAATTCAGTACAGCCTACGATTGATAATTCAAAATAATTCATGAGTTCTATTTCCCCACCATTAGTGCCAGATTTCAACCCGCATCTGGTCAGCTAAACCCAGCCGCACCGTTGGATAGGAACTCTATCCCCCGGTGCAACTGCGGTCGGGTCATGTGGTTGATCAGGCCTTACATGCACCCTAGCGGCTGCGAACCCTTCTTAACCTCGCCGCCTCTGGTTCTGGCTCCCTTTTAACCAGCTTTAGCACTCCGATTTGCTCCGGGATTTTAAGCCCTTGGGGAGGTCGCCTTAAATCGGGTGTGGGGTTTCACTATTTTTACACTAATTTAATGAACGGATGGTCGCCATGTTGTGTGATTGGCATTTGTATAACATCCGTTCTGTAGACTTGGTCAGCCCAATCGCTGATCCAGCTTCTATGATTCGTCGACAGCGTGCATATTGCCGCACGTTCACATTGTCTGAAGTGTTCAATGTATCTTGCAAACCCACTCTGCTCTGGGTTGTCCAGATCACACTGACCAACATGTCCGATCACAATTACTTTCACTTTCTGTCCAACCCGGGTTAGCGTTTTCTGAAGTTGTTGGAGAGTGTAGTTCTGTGCTTCGTCGATGATGATGACAGCGTCATCCAGATTTGAACCCCTGAGGTATGTGTCGGTGATGCATGTGATATATCCGCCCTCGCTTTGTGCCCCACTTTCAGATAGTGAGGAACTTTTGATTGCCGTGTTAAGGTTTACATGGCATTTAACAAGAGCCTGATAGAACGCTTCGAAGTAAACTGAGCTCTTTTCGGTGATTGTTCCCGGCAACCACCCCTGCCGCTTCTCGCCATACGGTGCCATGATGTAAATCATGCTTTTGTAAAACCCCGATTTTATTAGCAAATTTGCGGCTCCTGTAGCTATTGTGGTCTTTCCTGTGCCCGCTTTTGCGTTGACGAAGATTATGTCAAAATTTGGGTTTATGATCGCGTCAGCGAACGCCAGCTGCTCAGGGTCGAGATCTAGACCGTAGAACGGCTCTCCTTTGAACGTTTCTGGCAATCCACTTACTTGTGAATTTTTTCTCTTAGGCATCGCCCTCAGAGTACCTCATCAAGCTCGCAATCGGTTCCGATCAGATAATCAACAAACCCGAGTTCTTTTGCCTCATCCGCAAGCATGTACCACTCAATTCTTGCCTTCTTGTCATACATTTTTGCGGTCATCTTTGTACGTTCCAAGACGATTGCTTTCATCCTACCGTCCAACTTCTTGAAAAACTCCATCTGATCCTGTGCTTTGTTAGCAGAGCTGTAAACAAAGTTCGAACCATCATGCAGCAGAATCGAAGAGTTGGGAGCAGCATATCTCTTGTGGCCTGTAAGGCCGATCATGAGTCCCATGCTGTACCAGTACCCAAGATTAATTGTGTACACCGGTGTCTTGCTCGCTGTAATTACGTCCATCAGTCCGAAACCCGACTGAACATCTCCACCTTCCGATGTGATGTAAAGCCTGATTGGCTTTCTCTCTTCGACCGGGATGTTCTTGTCATCTGCGTTGTACTGCAGAATCTTGTGAATCAGGTCGGTTGTATTCCAGACTGTGACCTCGCCTGTCAGATAAAGCTTTCTGTCCTGAAGATCCTTGTATTCGAAGAGGTCTTCTAATCCGACCCCATTTGCGAGGTTATCGACGTTAAGTTCATCGAAGTCAATTTCCACACCATGGTACCGTTTCATTGTCATTCCTGCATAATCCTCCGTGTAAGTTCGATCGACTCACCCTTCAGGTCGTCGAGGGTTCCGTCGTTGTAGAGCATGAAGTCGGGTTCGTAGTCGTCCAGAGCTGTCTCAGACGGGTGGTTGCGCTGTTCCTCTGTCAGCGGGGATTCGAACCAAGGACGTACAACTCGAATGTGCCAGCATTCGTCGTACATGTCCTTCATGAGATCGACTTCATTTGGAAATCTGGTGTCGGGAATGATTACGTAATCCCATTCATATGAGAGAGCCTCAATTAATGAGGTGAGCCATTCGACCCAGAAGTCGGGGTATCTCCTCCTGATAACATCAGTCCCGACATGCTGGAGCATCTTCCTGCCCCGTTCGTCCTTCAGTCCATTCCATCCAAAGTATTCTTTGCAGATGAACTTGAGCAAGTCTGCGTAGTGCATGATCTGCACTCGTTCACCATGATCTTCTAGGTACTTTTTGATGAACCCGGCCGCCGTATCTTTGCCGTTTTGTGCATGTCCAGAAATAAGAATCACTTTCATCATCTTAAACCTCTTGAATACCCGTGATCAGATACCCGTATGGGAGTGTTTCGATCCATTTACAGAACACTCTCCATTCAGGCAACCTGTGATTGACGCGTTGTCTGTAAATTGTTTTGAGCTGTCTGTAGTTGGTCGTCATACCCGCCGTGAGCATGAATCCGGCAGGGTTACTGTAGAGAACTTCAAGGTACTTTCGTGCTTTCAGATCTCCGCTTTCCATCATGTTGTATTCGTTGATCTTCTCATGCATAATCGCCACGATCCTTGGGTCAACATATTCGTTATATGATTCCTCAAGGTTGAATCTGGCAATGCGATGCATGGTACTCTGCGAACTTACGAAGTCTAGGAAGTGATAACGTTCGGCTTCCACCCATGCCTTATTGCTGAATGTAAGGTCGAACTGTACAACCACCCCTGTCAGCCACTGATCATGACCACTTCCGGCCGGTGACTGAGCGATCGCTTCAATTCCTTTGGTAAGCTCAGAACTGATGCTTTCTGTGTCAACGTTCATAGGGAATTTCGCCCTTCGGATGCTATCCATAAGGCCGTATACCTTAGCGTTGGATACGCAGGCACAGCCCTGTACCTGAATCACATCTTCAATATCTGCATTCAATGCTGTCATGTTCCCCCTATCTGTTCTTTCTACTAACGTTGCAGGGAAGATTCTCGGGTGCATATTCGAACACACATACCGGGTACCATTCCTCATCGTACCTTGTTCCTATTGAAAGAACCTCCCTGCCATATTTCGTTTCATAGAACCTCAGCATCTCACTACTGCCCGATGTATCGTATGCGACCACCACCTCGGTGTCGGGAATGTTGTTCGGAATTCTCTTATTAGAGATCTCAATTCCCTTTAAGCATGAGCGGTAACCGTCCTCGGGATCTTCAATAGCCCTGTAAGTCTTACCGTCGAGCACGAAGTCGATGCATTCGGCGTCGTGTACTGTGTAATCGCGATTGACGCCTGAGAGAATGTGTTTCCCACACAATTTCTTTGGCTTAATCATGTTCATAGCCCTCCACCAATCATGTTTTCATTGGTTGAAAACATATTTTTTGTCGCCCCGTATCTGGCGACCACCAATCTTTGATTGGTATGAACTAATTATATAGTAAACCAATGAATATGTGAACCATTTTGTAACTTGTTAATGTTTTATCAAGTCATTTTTGTATACTTTTCAAGTGTGAAATACTTGCCATCTCTTGTGTATGACCTGCACTGGATAATATCCTCTGCAACAATCGGATTTTCCTTGAAAACCCTGTTCCAGCATGTGAATCTGCTCTCTTTACCACTACCAATTGACTTGGTAAAGATTGATCTGCCGATAATTTTCTTTGTCTGACGGCTGCGAATCGGCTTTATATCCATAATATACAGCTTTCTGCGATCTTCTTCTTTTCCTGTAACATACCCCATGTATCCCATGGCTTCGACGAACTTCTTGACCTTCACAGGTTCTGACAAATCCTCAAGATTTTCACCTAAAATTACATCCTCACAAAGATCCATCGCAGATTGAATGTCAACCAGCGTATAACTCTTTGCGATTCCGCCCGACTTTGTCATTCCTGTTGCATATTTTTTGATCGCATCTTCGTACACCGAGCCATCAACGAGTTCTCTCCTGATCATCTTTGCGTCGCCCTCTTTGAACATTTCACGGAACAACGATGCAATGAACATTAGCTCTCTCTGATTTCCAAAATCCTTGAAGAAATCGATTCCGATGAGGATGTCGACCTGTCTTGAATTGATCTCAGTGTTATGTCTGATGTCGTACAGAACCTGCATGAAGTGCGTGTACTTCTTATCACCATGCGCCATCTTATATAAAGTGCTCGCGACCTTCTTATTCATGAACTTGATTGCGCTAACGCCCTTGGCAATGATGTTGCGTTCAGGATCGCAGACATATTCGTCTTTGGAAATGCCCCATCTTGGCATTGATACTTCAATTCCAACCTTTTTACCGTAGTTAATAATCTGTCCGGTCTTTTCAAGGTCGTCACCGAATGTATTAAGTGCTGCCGTAAGGAACTGGAGCGGGTAATAATACCGTAAATACCCGCAGATATACCCAATCATTGAGTAAGCATCCGAATGGTTCCATGAAAATCCATATTCAGAGGCATCGAGGATGATCTGGATGAATGGTTTGATGATAGAATTGCACCTGTCGACGTCCATATCGTAGTTTGAGGTGCAAAATTCGACGAATCTGCGCTCAATTTCAGGCAAAAGAGTTTCAGTTCCCTTCTTCTTGGCGATCGCACGTCTTACAGTGTCTGATTCAGCGGCTGAATAACCACAAAATTTAACCAGAAACTGCATGATCGTCTCCTGCATAGCAATTCTGCCTGCTTCCGGTGCCAAGAACTCGTTCAATGCGTCGAATCCGTTGTCGTAAAACTGCCCAGCAGCAACACTATCGCGGAAACTTGCACATGCAGGCCTCAAAAGCCCGTTTCCAAACGACATCCACTTCAACATGGAGAAGTTTGGCACCCTAGACTTGGCAATTTCGATCGTTTTGTCGGACATAAACTTGCGAATGTACTGCTGAGCGCTGTTAGATTCCCATTGGAAGATCAATGTCGTGTCATCACGGATAGATTTCCACACATTTTCATCTTCAAGGTCGACATTGTCCGGTGTGAGGTATGGAATGTTGGCCAGTTTGCATGTTTCGTTCATCAGTTGGAGATTGTCGAGCCCTAGTATGTCCAATTTCACGTACATTCTCGAGTCTAGCTCTTTCATATTAAGCATTGAGACCGGATAATCTGTGCTTGCAAGAGAGCAGAGCCCAATTTCCTCTTCGATATTCCTGTCACTGACAAGAACCCCGCTCGGGTGAGTACCAACCGATACAATTGTGCCGTTTACGATGTCAACATAGCGGAATACGGGCTTGTATTTCTCTTTAGCGCTATCTAAATCAGCCTCGGCAGCCTCGATGATCTCATCTGCCTTGGAAATATAGCCAGAAGGATCATCTTTTGTTGCAAACAGCGCCCTGCACACATCCTTAATGGCTCCGCGAAGTGCAATTGTATTGAATGTGATGATTTCAGCAGTCCGAATCTGCGGCAAGCCCATCTTGTCCTTCAAAAGGAAGCTTTTTACTCGGTCTCTGTCCTCTCCACCATAGTCCGTATCGATATCTGCAAGAGAAACACGGTCTGGATTGGAAAATCTGAAGAAATTCAGGTTAAATCTAAGGCTATCCATCTGTGTAATGCCCAGCAGATAGGCTACCATACTGCCGGACACTGACCCACGACCCGGGCCGCAGTTAATTCCGTTCTTTTTCTCCCATTCTCGCAAGTATGTCTGCAAAAGCATGAAGTCAATCGATTTTGTTTTCTTAAAGACATCGATTTCCTGTTCAACAGCTGCCGTAAGCTCTTCCCTCGTGTGATTTTTGAGCGCATACGGATGATTTTCAATTGCATCGTACACCTTTTGTCTGAAAGTCTGCTCCGGGTTCTCATAAATGTGCGGATACTTAGGCGAACGGTCAATTTCGAACGGTTCAATCATATCTGCGAGGACATTCGTGTTCTCAATTGCCCTCATGTACACTTTTTCCGACAAAGTGCCCTGCAGTTTGTACGCATCGATTAACTGGTCATAGGTTTTGAACCTCAGATCCCAATTATCCTCGCCATCGAAGTGAATTCTCTTACTTCTCTGGAGAATGCTGCGTCCTTCTACGTGAGCGTTGTTTAAAGCATGTGTATCAGTGCCTGCAATGAGTGGAATTCCCGTCTGAGAGCTCAATAAAACGAGCTTTTCATTATAGGCCTTTTGTTTCTCATCGATATGGTGCCCGATCTCCAGAAAAGTCCTATGTTTGTTCTCGGTCATGAATCTCATGAACCGTTCTACCACAAACTGGTTGTCTGCACCTTTACCAAGCACACCGCCGATGCACGCCGACGTTATGATAATGTTATCAGACGTCGCGAACAGCTCATCGAAGCTGATTCTCGGTGCGTAGTAGAAGTGGTTGTCGTTTCTGTTGAAACTCCGGCTGATTAGCCTGTTTAATTCCCGCACACCGTCATAGTTTCTTGCGATCAGGACACAATGGTAGTTGTCTCTGATCTTTTCATCAAGTGTACTGGTGAGATACGCTTCGACAGCGTGGACGTATTTCATTCCGGCTGCTTCGATGGCTTCTTTTTTGTGGAGCCACTCCATTACGGAGCCATGTTCGGAAAACCCGAACGTTGTCATACCGCATTCCTTTGCGGCCTTTATGTAATCACCGAACTTGGTAACACTGTCAATATTTGTGACCGCGTTACTGAGATCTGAGTGAATGTGATAGCAGAAATAGTTTCCCGTCATCTCAGGCCTTTGTCGAGCTTTCTTACCTCGGAGATATGATCCCAAACATAATCTGCGAGAATGTCGAAGTTCAACATAATCTGGTCGAAGACGTCAATCTTTACAGACTCCTTGTCGAACTCCTCCTGATTAGAAATCCACGGGCCGATGATTACTTCCCATTCGGCTTTTGACCAATAGCAGTACATAAGCCAGCCCCTAAGCTCTTTTGTGAATTCCTCTTTCGTAATCGAATGTCTTTTTCCGTCTTCCCCAAGCGTGCGGCGTCTCGCAATCTTGGCGAGCCGGATACATAATGTGCCATGGTTGAAGATATTATACGTATCTATCTTACGTCCATTGAAATCATGGTAATAAACATTCCATTCCAGCATTTCTTCTTCTCCTTTCATCGGTTTTTATAAAAGCGGTGCTAACAACCCAGCAATAATCATTTCCACGAGTAACCACAAACATACGCATCCGAAGAATCCAAGGATCATACCAATAGCCACCCTCTTATCATCCTCGTCGAAATCATCACCGTGGGTTATCACTAAAACCGGGGTGACCACCGATGCGAGAAATATGAAGAGTAAGATGCAGGCTATCACAACATTAATAACAAATTGCATACAATCATTTTCCTATCAGTCGGCATTGAACAGTTCGTTTAACGTAGTTTCTGGCTTCAATTCTTCGCGAACGGCAGCCGCAGCTATACCGTACTCTCTCCCGTCATATATCAACTCCCACGACGGTCGCCATAAGTCAACATCTGGCATAACAAACTCCTCAGCCGCCTTCATTCTCTCTAAAAAAATCCTGTCACGTATCTTTGATGTGTCGACAGTTATCTCCATACTAGCTGGATTAAAGGAGGCGAAAACCCTCGAGCCGAACCCACTGTAGCCAGCCGAACTAACCATCAGGATATTATCTGATCCTTCTCCGTTGTGCATATAGTTCTTCGAATACCTCTTTTCCTTTATCAACTGGCGCGTCTTTCTCATCTAGTAACCCGCCACCATCGTAGATGTAGCTGACATTTACGAACTGTTTAAGTTTATAAAGCCGCTCTATAGCCCAAGGCTGGACATCTTTGTCGAGTGCAAACACCACATTAGCCGCAAGTTTTGCCAGAATTCTCATCTGATACACCGACAGGTGCGATGTGAGTATTGCCCCCGTATTGTGTATCCCCCAAGTATCTGCGATCAGAACACTCTTACACCCCTCAAACAGGATCACCTCGTGCTGTTTCTGGATTGCATCTCGGTTCTCATAAAGCCCGTAGATCGTGTCGAGCTGGCCCCATGGATAGAAGTAAGTGTACTTGCGAAGCCCTTTTTCCTTGTAACGCGGATCAAGCGTTCGCCCGCCAATGTTAACAACCTTTCCCTTGAGATTGTGGATCGGATACACCAGGCGATTCGAGAACGGATCATACTTGACCTGAAACTTCTTTAACGACTCCGGCCCGATGCCATCGTCTATCCACACCTGTAACTTGTCTTCACGATCCTCGTATTTCTCCATGCAGTCATCAGGCAATATAACTCCCGCCGACGGTCTGCCATCGTGCCTCTTAGGTTTAAACCGCTTACAGATTGTGGTTGCCGACAGCTTAATGCCACCGACAACCACGTCGCCCGTAATTCCCGCGTAGTTTTTCAGGATCTCAACCGCTTCAGCGTTGGAGCACTGATGGTACTTCTTCACAAAGTTGAACACGTTTCCACCTTGTCCGGAAGAGAAGTCGTACCACTGGTTAATCTCTTTTCTGACCGAGAATGACGGCGTCTTTTCTTCTGTAAACGGGGACAAACCCCAATACTCATCGTTTTTTTGGACGAGTTCTGTGTATTGCCCGATGAACTCGACGATGTCAATTTGTCTAACCAGATCTTCGAGTTCCATGTCAATCTCTCCTTATTAATTTGGCGTTAATCTTCCCACACAATCTTGTCCAGCGAATATTTCACCGAGGCACTCCACTCCGGCACCTCAACATAGATGTCATCGCCGTCGCTCCATCTTCTTTTAACAGTTCCCTTGCCAAATCCGATGGGGTTTGGTCTGAACCAGCACGTAGTGCCAACATTTGGGCAGTTACGCACCTCGCCCTCAATAAGAGATAATTCAACTTCAGACATATTTGTTTTTAACCTTTTTATCCTTCCTGTTTTTTAAGATGATTCTTAATATGGCGTTGCAGGGATGTGCTGCTTTGCTTCGGTCAGCATACAGGTGTTGCCTTCGAACTCGATGTCAATCCATTCGCCGGACACATGTTGCATTCCGTTTCTGTTATGAGAAACGATGAGCTTTTTGTTACCGCATTCGATTCCGTCAGCTTCCATCTCTTCATCGCTCTTATCTGTCAGAAGCAAGATTGAACTTGCGTTTCTGTAGATCTTCGCGCTGTCAGCCAGCTTTCCATAGTTGTTGAGCTGTGCCGCAGCAAGGGCTGCAATTCCCATTGCGCCAGCGATGTCGTTCTTTACCATATCGGTAAGCTTTCCGAGTTCTGCATAGGTCGCGAATGCATCTGAATCACCGCTTGATTTCAGATAATCAACGATCAACACGTCAAGCCCGTCAAACTTGTGAGATATCTTTTGGACTGCTGTGTAAATCGCATCCTGACTGAACAGCGGCATGTACAGGTGTACGAATTTCTGCTGTTTAACCCATGCCAAGGCTGACTGGATCTGATCGTACTCTTCGGCGGTATAGTTACCACTCCGAACCCTACGGAATTCAATACCCGTGAGATGTGAAACCAACCTGCACAGGAATAATCTGCTTGAGAGTTCGCTGTCTATGTACATAACAGATTTCCCTCGGCGCATAAGATCGACAGCTTCATTTAGCATAAACATCGACTTAGCACCTTTGGCTGGCGCACCGAGGACTACCAGTTCACCCGGCTCAATCGTCACATACTCATTAAGTGTTGGGAATTTGAACGGCGTTCCTGCGAATTTCCCATCCTGATGTGCTTCAATCTCTGTCCACAAATCGTCAATCACCTCACCAAACACTGGAGTGTCATCAATAACAGAGTACGCTGTCATTGTTTCGTCGATAATGTTGTAGATCTTTTGCTGAACTCCCTCGACCGTGCGGTCATAGCACAACCCCTGACATTCCTGAAGTTTACGGAAAACCTCTTGCCGGAACGCCGCATCGAGCACATTCGAGACAAGCATCTTATATTCTTCGACAGTGTTTCTGCAAAGGACATCGCTCATCTCGAACAGTTCCTGTAGCTTTTCTACGGAGAGCCCCTCGGCGAGTTTTCGTGTTGCCTCGGAAGCATTCAGAGATTCGATGACGTTATACGGGTCGATGTGCTTAATGTCTCTTTTGACGAGATCGCAGATTGCCGTATAGATCAGCCTGTTTTCTTTGTTGGTAAAGTGGTTGGGGTGAAGGAACTCGGAGTAGTAAACAAGCTCCGGGTTATGTATCAGCGATGCAATAATTCCCGCTTCACTTTCGATACTGTTTATGTCATCCGCTCTCATTCTTTATCACCCCTGTCTACATAGCAGCATTCGTTGCGGTACTCACACAACCACCTGCAGAAGAAGTAATCCAGATTCGGATAGAACTCCGTTGCGTTGGTGATCCTATCGATCGTCTTCTCAGCCCACTCGAGCGTCTCATAAAACCGTTCTTTTACGAATGGCTCTTCGATGAAGACACCGCTTTTGAAGCAGTTGAAGCACAATGCCTTAGGGAATTTCCCGTACTCTTCTTTCACAGCAGCAGCGTACAGGTACAACTGCCTCAGCATCTCATCAAGTTCCATGTCTTTTATCGTTGGCTTCTTGCGTTTACTTCTCGGTTTGAGATCACGCGACTTGTTGTCGATGATGTACAGTTCGCCATCTTTCTCACCGAGGAAATCGATAAACCCTATAAACCGATTGCCCCCAACGCTGAATGCCACTCGTTTTTCTACGCCAAGCATCTTGTATGGAAATGGTTCGAATGACTTCAAATACTCGTATCCAGATTGGATGTACTTCTGGGCGATTCCGCCCGGCGGTCGTTCACCACGAACCCTTTTACCGAATTGCGACAGGAATATTGTAGGGAGCTCGTCCTTCGTATATTTACCGTTGTAGAATCCTTCCAGCAATTCATGGATGAACGAACCGTATGAGCTATAGAACATCGGCTCTGACTTTACCCCAAGCGGATCATCAATGTACCTGAGAAACCATTTATACCTGCAGGTGTTAAAGCAGTCAATTCGCGAATAGCTCCACGTCATCTTCTCAATAAGAGACTTGTAATCCTTTTCTGACATGCAGCCACCTTCTCATTAGAACGGCAGGTTCGAATCGTCGATTTCGATTTCCGGTTCTGTCTTTTCCTCTGCTTTATTTGTATGTTCCGGCTTGTCCCCGTTTACCTCATCCATTGTCTCGAAGGAGAAAACCTTGAAATTTGTGTACATGATCTTCTTTTCCTTGTCGTACTTTGTGGACACATCAACATCACCAAGCTTGATCTTATCTTTATCGGTTAATCTTGCCGCCTTAGCAGCAGCAGATGTGCCGATGAATGCTACGTATGATCCGAAATCCTGTTCGTATTCACCATCTCTGTTCTTACGGCTGATTGACAGCTGCGCCTTTGTAAGTGTCGGAGAGATTGATTCTACTCTCCACACTGTTGCATATGCATCTTTTCTGAAACCCATGTTATTTTCCACCTTTACCTTTCTTCTCTTCCTGCTTCACTTTCTCAGGTTCCTCGGCCTGGGAACTTACCTGCACTTCGACAAACTTTGCTTTAAAGTCGTTGAGAAGTCTGCCGGCAGTATTAGAGTCCTTAATCTTCGTATAGTTGGAACCCTTTACATATCTGCCAATGAATTCTTTTACTTCATCGCCCTTGTCAGAATGCCCTTCGAGATATGTTCTAACTGCCTGATCAATCTCGGAAACCATTGCTTCAACCAGTGCCTTTTCTTCCTGCTCCTCAGCCTCTTTCTGCTTGCTGCGGTATGCATCGACATCATCTTCTGGCGTTGCAATCTGGAAATACTCTGTCAAGAAATACCTCGTACAATATGTAAGGGCTGACCCCATAGCCTGCGATGGATCTGACTGCGATCCAACAAGATGCCACGGCACCGTGATTGTTTCTTCGGCGTTCTCATCATTAACCCACTTGAATAACATCTGCGCATTAACCTGAGACTCCATTGACACCTCGATGAATGGCGTTCCGTCTTTCGCTTTTTTAGTCTTCTCTTTGCGGATAGTTTCTACCACGAATGTACCTGGCACAATCTCCGGGATAAGACTTACGCTGTACTTCTTCATTCCGGCTGTGACTTTTGCCAAAATTTCAGTAATGTCTGCATACTTGTAACCATAACCGGATTTAGATTTTGTTACAGCATTGGACATTTCCCTGATCTTGGCGAGTTTCTGAACCAAGTTGAGTTTTACTTCTTCAATCTCTTCCATGATCTTTACCTGACCTCCTTGCTCTGCTTGGTGATGGAGAATTGCAGAGTCGAACTGCATTTACCCTTTTCTCCGTGTATCATGATTTCATTGGTTGTATTTATAGTGTAGCTGTTTATTTTAGTATGTAAAGAAAAACCTGCGCTTCCGCAGGTTTGTTTAATTATTCACAAGATCGAATGCATTTTTCCATTTTTTATAATCGGTTCGGTAATTCAGAGCTTTCTTATAAATCCTGTCACGCTTCGATTCAATGCTCGCCGTTTCCCAATCTTTTGATGTTTCTAGGTCACGTTCCGCCTGTACTCTGAATCGCGGTTCCAATCCAGTTTCAATCTCTTCTAGATATGCTTGGTAAAAGAGCCCAGAGATGTGAACTTTTTTATATGGCAATGGTATTACGACCGGGTTTACTTTTCCAGCTGCGGCTACAAGCATGCCAAAGTTATTATATAAGGACTTAAAAACCGGGTTTGCTTCTCCCCGAAGGAGAAGATCGCCATCCACTCTTGGAAATTGCATGACGATCTTCTTCGAGGTTTTCTTTGTAGACATAGTTTCCATAGAAAGCAGATCTTGAAAATCCTGCAATGCCAAATAATAAATTGGGTAAACATCAGATTTAAATGTAATCATTCGATGTTTGATATCCACATCACTGTCTTTCACCATGACTATATCTTCTTGTGCAAACCCTGAATACATGAGCCACGCAAAAACGCGTCTTATTTTATTTAACCCCATAAACGAAGGCGGCGTTTCATTGTACTCGTCAATTGCATCAAGAATCCTTTTTAAGTGTTGTGGATCTTTAATTAAACTTTTAGAGATGTTAGAAGTTGTATCCGCAACTTCCGTTACTGATAGATTGTAAAGCGCATGATTTGGATTCAATTCATCCAAACCGCTATCGATTACCCACCTTGCATATCTTTTCAGTAAACATGCGCGAGTTTGTAATGAATGTGTTGAAACCCCACCAATACTATTTACTGCCTCTTCGAACTCATCAACAGTAAAAGCGCTCAGGTCTTTGCCGAGCTTTGTTTCGAGACGAGAAATCCTTTCAAGATCGCCTTCATACATTGCCAATGTGCGATTGTGCGCGTCTATCTCGTCGAGATATCGCCTCTTAATTGCGTCATTATACACATTTTTACCTCTCTTTCTTTAATATGTATTACGCAATTAGTAATGAGTCAAGAGACAATGCCTTCTTTCTAATATTAATGAGTTGTTCATCCGACAGACTCGATAAAACTCCGGTACTTAATAAATAGGCGGTTGCAACTTCTTCCAATTGTTGCGGTCGTACGGTTGTCAAATAACGGATGAGCCGCTGTTTTGAAACACAAACTGGATTCTCGCACAATACCATGCTATCTTGTGCAAGTCCAGAATCCTTTGCCTTAATAACAACATGCGTTTGCTGGCTCAAGCGTTTAAGTGATGTGGTGAGCGGTAATACTATAATGTTTGGGCTGTAAAAATTCCCTTTGTTATTGGAAATTACAAGCCCAGGGCGAATGCCCGACTGTTCGTGCTCGATGCCATCAAACCTAAGCAGGTAAATGTCACCGTGTCTAGGCGAATGGCCTTTGTAGTTAGCACAAGTTAAAAGCCCGATTTACGTACGGGTACCCAGATAATTTTTTCAACATATTTTCCTCCATCATTTATTAAATTATCTTCACAAGTTATATTGAATTGAACTCTGCCAGAATCAAGATCGATTCGATCAATGTGCGTAACGCTGTCAAGCCTTATGGCAATGACGGGATTTGAAAACGAAATTGATCTAGCCTCGCCATTTACAAAAACATAGTTGAATTTGATGACAAAATGTTCTTTGGATGTTGCAGCATAATTGATCAAAGTACTAAAACCGTAGTAGCCATTTGAGTTGTTATCTTTTACAAATGCGTCAAACTCAGATAAATCCATGAATCCTCCTAACCAAAAGAGACGACTTATTCCGCCGCCTCTTCAAGTGCATCTCGCGCTTCTTCAATACTCGATACCGCGTCGTCTAATTTATCGACCGCGTTTTCCATCTTCTCATAGCGTTCTGAATATTCAAGGTTCTCCGGCATGTTGTCAAGGCAATCTTTTTCTTCGTCTCTAGCACTTTCCACCAAATTAAAAGCCATGTCTAAATATGACATGGCCTGTCTAATACTCTTTCTTCTGGCTTTGTTCATTCTTTTATACCAACCTCCTATTGTCAATATATCAATTTAACATTAACCAAATTGTCGTCATCTACTGTTGTGACGACCAATCGTTTTGCATTTGCGAAGACCGAATCAAAAACCAATCCGCTGATCTGTGTAAATTGAAAATAATACGTGTTGAAACACACCTCAACATTAACAGCATTTCCGTTCCGGGTTATTTCAACATCGAAACTGCGTTCCTCATCGGTATCAAATAATTTTGACAATGCAGTGACAGCTACCATTACATTATTATACAATGCGTCGTCTAATAGAGGTTTGGAATATTGTTTTTTTTCGACTTCACCAGTCAAAATAGCATTCGCCAGTTCAACACAATTCATCATTTGTCACCTCTATAGCGTTTCTTACGAAAGTTAAGAAAATTAAAGTCCAAATCAACAATGCCGTTATTGCGTGGCGAAATATCCATCCTTGTGCAATTTTTCAACAGCATCTTTATCTCTTCAGTAAGTTCCAAATTTAAAACGCCTTCGGCGGTAATAGTTATTAAGCCGCTGGTACAATCTTCATCAATAGAATTTTTAACAGAAAATTCTGGCATATCTGCAAAATATGATTGAATGCGCTCTTTTATCAATTCGAATCTTGCAACTTGGTGCACATCTATTATATATTCTACGTTCTTATTGTTTATTTTTTCGGAAATCACACGCAACAGATCAACCAGATCCTCGCGTCGTTTCTCTTCAACAGCCTTTTCTATATCAATAAAGTACTCATTTCCCATAATTAAGTCCTCACTGTTTTAACGGCACAAACAATCTTGTCTGCCGCCACGGCAACCTCCATATTTGTTGTTACGCTGGAGAACGAAACCCTGATTGTGCACATCGCATCCGCATCCGAAATCCCCATCGCAGTAAGAACCCTACTTGGCTTAGATTCGTGTGCGTGGCACGCAGATCCAGCCGAGACACATACGCCGTCGGCTGAGAGCATCATGATTAATGTTTCTGCATCAACACCACGGATGGTCAGGCTTACAATTTTCGGATTGCTCCAACCATTGATTCTTATTATATCATACGCCTTATCACCAAATGCATCTTTCATTTCTTTTAATAAGCATTTCACAAATAAATCTCTCGTTGTAATTGGAACTGCCGTTAAACCCTGCGCCACCTCCTTGCACGCCTTACCAAACCCGACAATACCGAGAACATTTTTTGTACCCGGACGGAGTCCAAACTCCTGCGCCGTCGAACCCTGTAAAATTGGCTTAAGTTTCTCAGGTCTTCTTACATACAGAGCCCCTACGCCCTGCGGCCCGTGAATCTTGTGGGACGACAACGACATCGAATCGATGGCGTAATCATTCACGTTAATTGGATACTGCCCAAATGCCTGTACATAATCAATATGGAGCCACGCATCAGCTGGCTTCAACTCGGCAATTTTATTAATCTGATTTACAGACCCAACCTCGTTGTTCACCGCAGAGAAAGCCAGCACAGCATCCCATCCAGCCGCCTTGTTAAGCACCTTTTCCAGATCGTCATAATCAATATCGCCCTTGTTGGTAAGCCGGACAATTTTATGCGCCGGATATTTCATGATCGCATTATATGCTGAGTCATGTTCTCCATACGAACAGACACCATACCTCGCCCCGCATCCGAGGATCGCCAGGTTGTTTGCTTCCGTTCCACCGGAAGTGAAAATGATCTGCTCAGGCTTTGCCCCGATTGCATCTGCAACTGCCATCCTTGCCGCATTAACCATTGAGTTTGCATTGATACCAATCGAATGCACCGAGTCAGGATTCCCATAACACCCTTCTCCGAGATAGGACTTCATTGCCTCAATAACCCCCGGAGACATCTTAGTCGAAGCAGCGTTGTCAAGATAAATCATTCGTCATCAACCTCCTTTATTCTTGCATAGATGTCACAGTACGTACTATCAAAAGCGTCATCTATTCTTTCAATAAACCACGGTTTACCAACCACGTCTTTGTAATATGTCGGCCAATTCCCACCGCCGATTCTTGCGTGGATGTACAAAACACCAGTTTTACCAGCGTATTTGTTGTACATTTCGTACTGTTTTCTATATTTTTTGACCTGATTCTTCACTTCTGTCTTCAAAATACGACGTTTTTTGCCATGAATTAACTCCCATCTGACACGATTATTTTTGTAATCAACATATTTCTTAATTGCCCGGTCTGTTCTCCAGTAATAGTTGTGCCAGTTGGCCTTCGGGTTCCAACCGCATCTGCACAAGTGTTCGACCAGGTCAATCTCAACGTTCTTGCACACCTCATCAATGTCGATCGGTTCTTCATTAACCATCAGGCGAAGCCCTCTCAATCTTGGAACACGAATTCCATTTGAATTCATAATCCCATTAAGATTCTCGATCTGCGCATATGCTCCTAAATCTACCATTATCTCACCTCAGCTCTTGAACAATAGTCGTCATCATGAACTATATAGTTTTCAGTGAGCCCGTATTTATTCCCGCATGTCAACTTGATATACGGCTCTTCACCTTCATCTTCATAGTGATGTTCAACCCTGAACTTGCAATTCACGCACTCAATGACCTTACTACCGTCTGCCTTTTTCGGCTTAACCAATAAAGGCTTTGTAATCGGTTTATTTACCGTAAAAGATTTCATTATTATTCCTCCTCTTTAATCGATAAGGCTTGAAACGAAGTTGATCAACTCATCATTGTCAATAGATGACCTTTTTGTGGCCTTATAACAAAACCCGTAGTAATCGGTATGCATTCCCCAGTAAGAGCAATGGTACATCCCTTTAACTGGTGACTGCTTTGCGTAATGACAATCTTTACACAACAGAACACCTTGCTTTTCTAATTGGAAAGCCCGTTCCTTTACTTCCGCATCGAAGTCAATATCAAACTCCAACTTCTCTTCATTCATTTTTTCATTCCCTTTACGGCTTTTTACTCCTCAGCAAGTTTGAACTGAACATCCCCGGCAATGAATGCTGCCTTGTTGATGCACTCACGATATTCCTTACCGCCATTGCTATAAAACTCTGCCCTTACAACAATGAATCTGGGGAACACCTTCTCAACAACTACCACATCGGGAACATGCGCGGAAATTCCCGAGAGCGATTCATTAAACAAAAAGCCGCGCTTACAGATTAATCTGTCGCCCGGCTTTAAACCTAAATCAAGTTCCGCGTCTACTGGTTCTCCTTTTATGTGCCATCCTCTTTCAAATGCCATTAATACCTCCTTAGCTGTACACCGTATTGCTTGGCTGCTCTGTATTTGTAATTGCCTGCGGGAATTTGATTGCATATTCCTGCGGCTTGTTGACAATCTCTGTTGTCTCCGGTTCATCGTCGGCTGTACCACATTCCATAATGGTGCTGTCGACAAGATAGTTCTCTGTTAAAGAACCCAAGTTAAGTTTCTTGTACGCTTCCTCGATTTCCTCGCCCGTAATACCAATGTACTCTAAGGTCATTGCCGGTGACGAATGGTTGAGCATCTTCTGCAGCAGGAGAAGCTTTCGAGGATCGTTGTTGCTCATTACCATCTGATGGTAACAGAATGTCTTTCTTAATGAGTGGCTCGACATCTTAATATTGAGATGAAGTTCATTTGCCAGATCAGTCAAGATCCTGTTGATCGACTGAATGGCAAGTGGTTTACCCAGATTTTTGCCACGGTTCGAAGTTGCCTTAAACATATAGTCGCTCAGGCTAATACCATCAGTGTGTTCCAAGAACAAAGTAACCGCATCAACAACGGCATTATTTACCGTGATGTAGCGGTTCTTTTTCTTCTTTCTTGTATTTCTGGTTTTCTTTTCAAAAACCGGGAACGTATCTTTGAAAGTTAAATTGTCATTAATCAGATTGGAAAAGCGAAGAACCCGCAGGTCACTCACTCTCAAACCGAAGTTGATCCCAACAATGAACAGCATGTTATCCCTGTACCGTCCATGTTCAATCAAGTACTTCGAAATCCGGTTAATATCATGGAGATCTTTAATCGGATCAGCAGAGTGATCAATTGCGAGTTCTTCTTCGAAGTGTTCTTTTGCCGGGGCGATCATGCCATCGGCAAGTTTTCGTACCCTGTTTTCTTTGAGTACATTAATGTTGATTACATCTCTCGACATTTACTACATCCTCCCACATGTAATTAGGTGGATTAAAAATCCCGTGGTATTCCAGTTCGGACACCCTTGCATAATAGGATGTGTCGTCTACTTTAGCAATTTCAAGACGAACGTCAAGCCCTGATTTTCGTAGATTGTCTTCAATGCATTTAACCGCCATTAAGTTATGCTTTGTCGGGCCGAAGCCATCAAAGTCCAGTAGCATGTTCGTACCACATTTGCCATCTCTTGCCAAAGCAATGTACCCAAGCCATTTATAAAGGTTGTTATATTTAAGATGCATCTTCTCTCTCGAAACCAACCTGCGCAGCTCTGGCTCCCAATTCTCTCCGAAAATCTGTACCATTTCATCGCCGTAATACTTCCCGATGGCGCCAGCTTCCACATATCTTGTCATCACGGTAACGGCGTCAATCTTTTCGCTCGGCGTGTAACTCAACCGTTCCCTCAGTCTCCCGACGTTCGTCTCATGCTTGTTCATATTATTTGAATGAATCGAACCAGCAACAATTTTAAACACAAAGAACAGCAGATAACCTAGAGCAATGAAAACCATTGATATAAAGGAAAGGACAAACCCTAACGACATACTACAACCTCTCAACTACTCTAGATTATTGATCGAGCAAAGAGCTATTGCAATAAAAAATGTGATTGCGCTAACAATCAAATACCCGATTAAGAATAGCAAAGCTTTATGAATCATTCTTCGGCATCACCACCCGTCTTTGAGACATAGTTGCAATAGTAACGTCTGATTTCTTTGACATCTTTATCTACCTGCGCGATACCCTGTGCATACGACTCCATCTTCGAAATAATATCATCAATCTCATTCTCATTACTCTCAAAGCGGCTCATCACAACCTGAGTGTTTGCATTGGAAACTTTAACAACCCCGTCAATTCGTCCATTCAGCTTTTCAGAAACCTGAGAGATTTCGTTTTTGAGTGAATTTACATCGACAGCCACAGTAGCTTCGCATTTCTTACCCAGGTTGACGTAGTATGCGAAGAGAGCAAGATTAATAGTAAGCAGAATTGCCAGAATAATATTCATATGTATTTACCTTCCTTATTTATTTGTTCTAACGTGGTAGTGCCACGCATCAATCATTTTCATGACATCGCTCCGCGCCCAAAAGTCATCTTTGATGACATCGACCATCCATTGAACAGGAATCGCATCAACTGCCGGTGCGTCCGTAATGACACACTCTGCTTTGGAAATTCCCGGTTCAACCTCGATCTTTTTGAGCGCTCTTAAAACACTTTCTTTACTGATCAACTCATCCATCTATTTGTTCAAAGCCTCATAAACCTTCTTTGCCCCAACGTGGAGCTCCTTTGCAATATCGCTCGGTTTTTTGCCGGCTCTGCGAAGTTCCTTGATCCTTTTCGTAATCGATGCTTCTGGATTAGATTCGGATCTACGTCTCACACGCTTGGCGTTAACCGCCTGACGGCGACGCCTGTTCTCTTCAGTAACCTTGGCGTCGCAGTCATAGCAGATAATTCCGTTTGCATAACCAAATCGATATGTACCGAACGGCCCGGTAATTTCCTTTCCGCAGAGCGCACATGTTCTGCGTACATCTTCATATCGAGGCTTATGCATTAAAACCCACCCTGCTTCAGAAGCATTTTGAACTCTGATGCCTTCTGTTTTGCACCAGCTTTAACCCCTTCGTTGTAGCTATCCTCAATGCGGCGCTGAATTTCCGCAGCAAGCTGATCAACTGTGGCGAGCTTGAGAGACGCAGTTACTTCTGTGGGTTCAACCTTAACGGTCTTGCGATCCTCTACCCATTCAAGAAGATCATCTTCTGTGATCAGATATGTATGACCGCGTGTCTTTCCCGGCACCGTTGAAGCACGTAAGCGGCCGTTAAGAACCGCGTTGCGAAGTGTCTGCTCGGATACGCCAGCCATCTGGGCGGCTACTTTCAGTTTGTAATACTTTACATCAGGCATATGTATTTTCCTCCCTTACCCTTTGTCAGCATCGATATCCACATCGATGAAAAGATACCTTGTTACTACCTGTCTTTCCCTGCTCATATCAAAAGCGGGTGAGATTAATTTTTCCTCAGCAACTGCTTTGGAAATTGCACCCTCAAGTGTTGAGGGATTGTGATGTTCGTCGGATCCCTTAATTGCCTGCCTTGCAAGCTGAATCGCCTGGTAAAAATCCTCTCCGGCGACGCTCTTATCAATGTCAGGTATATAAATAAGGAAGAGATTATCATCCATTGTCAGGATGGCAGGATATACTTCTCCCATTTTTACCTCCTCAATGTTCGTCAAACACAACGGACTGTCCTTTCTTAAGAACCCAGCATCCGCTATCGTTAATTCCGCATTCCGAACAATTACCCTTGCATTCAACAGCTTTGTCCGGCGCTGTCGTTTTCCCGTTCTTCAATCTCACATGCGCTTCAGGTAAGCGGAACGGGTTATTGCATTCATAACCAGGCCAAACGCTGAAGAACAGCAGAAGATTGGACGGTTTGTGCACGCCTGTGCTGAGATACTCATTCACAAGATCGTACTTCTTTGTAAAGCAGAGGATCTTGCAATGCTTATTTCTTCTAGCCACAGTGAACATGCGCTTCAGATAATCCATGTCGGGGATGTCGCCTGACACATGGAAACGAAAAAATCGAGACATCTTAATTGACGCCTCGACCTCTCTCCAGTATGTATCAGGATCGGTTTTCAAAATCCCCCAGTTCTTTTCGTAAGCTTCCCTTACGTTAGAACGACGCACTTCAATGCGATTTGCATAGCACTTCTTTTTACACGGCACATCTTTGCCGCAGGTGATAATTGCCGGAAGAGAAACGCTCATAATTTCTCCCATCTTGGCATTCCCTTTTGAAATTGAAATCAAAGTTTTACCTCCTCTACAAAAATCATCATTCCTTCATAGCATTTGACGCCATCTTCCTCAAAAACAAAACGCCATCCGGCAGGCCAGACGGCATCTTGATCAATTACATATGCATCTTCCCCATTGCATACGTACTTTCTCAAGTCATTGAGTGCGTACTGAATATCCTTTAAATACCTGCATGGGCTATCGACGAAAGCATCACCTTCAATCTGCACAGTTCTGTCATGCGGGTTGAATGACAATTCGTCAAAACGCAAATCGGTTTTTGGAAGTTCTGACTCAACGTCTTTAAATTCAACATCATCCTTAAGAGTCAGTGTGGCATCAAAACTCATAAAACGTGACATAAATCCTCAATCCTTTCCATTTCTTTAATAGTTTCCTCAAGGTACTCAATCTGTTCATCGACGACTTCTTGTGGCAAGGGACTGTTAAGTAACCGCTCAACCCCTTGCATGCAGTTCCAAATGATATCTTCCATAACACCTTCCTTTCCGTTGCCGCATGGCAAACTCTGTTTCCCGTGCGAAAACCAGATTAATAAATGCGAACTCTAATAATTTGAGGGCGTTGTAGCAAAGCGGAAAGTACTCAAATTATTAGCGTGAGTATTTAGTAATCTGATTCGTCGCTGATCGAAAACCAGATAACCTTTTCGTTACTATCGCTAACAGCGGTAGCCATTTAACCTTGGATGCGAGGTTAAAACAATGAACCCATGCGTAAATAAACTCCGATCCGGCAACAATCTCCCCTAAGCACTGGGGATTGTTGCGATTTAAAGAATTAAAAATGCCAGGATTCTCAATCCGGGCATTTTTAATGGGGCGTAGCCCCTATAAACGAGCCGAAGGCGAAGTTTATAGGTTATCAATCTCCCCGGCAATGCAGCACTTCCGCTAACAGCAAAAGCCAAACCAACAATTATGTAGATGTAAGAGAGGAGGAATGATTGTTGGAATGAATTGCATCGGAGTTTAAACTAATATAGGATGACCGGCCTAGAACCGACCGGTCTCCATGATCGTGTTACCCTGTTCGTCTATCTGAGAATAACTTGCGATACCCACTTCGCCTTTGATTTTCATTTCAATATAGCTCAGGATATCATCGAACACCGAATCGCAAAAATCCTCAAATGTCAGCGGACTTTCGCAAGCGATTTCAATTTTGAAATAATTCATCTTTTCAAACCGCCTTCGCGCTCAAACCCTTATGTATCGTAGGCGACAACCACTGACTGTGTCATAGACAGCTTCCGCGATAATGTCGTATGCATAATTGTCAATGTATTTTGTCAAGCGATTACAGGCGCACTCAAACGCATCGGCCTTTACTTCTGGATGCTCCTCAAAAAAGCCATTAAATCCCTGAGATTCAATGGCCTCTTCGATGTCGTCCATATTAAGGGTCAAGATAATACGCACATCATTCTCTTTCATAAAACCTCACTTTCATATGCCTTGACCACCATATCGAATGATGGGTCTTCTTCGTCCCAGCCTCTTGTATTTATCCAACCAGCGCCGGGATCGTCTCGTTTATGCATCCGCTTAGATTCCTGCATGCGGTATACTTCCGCAAAATCATCTGCCCCATATGAATCCTTTGGATGTTTCTTAACATACTCTTTTGCCGATTCTATTCCGCAACCAAAGTTTGCCGTCACAAATTCATCAGCATTATATTTAACTTCAATTCTTGGCATTATTACCACCTCCTCTAAAAAGCCCCGGTAAATCGCCGGGCTCAAGTGTGTCATAAATTGCAATTTCCGAATTACGGAACCAGTTTATCTTACCTTCAATCTTTACAATGCTATTACCCGTCGTGTAGTTTGAATATCTCACTATGCCTTTTTTGCCAATATACGTGTCAGTATCTCCGTCCATATGTAAACGCCACGGCTCTTCGACTACTTCTACGATATCGCCTTCTTTAAACATAACGATAGTCTCCTTACCGGCCGAACAACGCGGACAAATCCCCGGGGTTAAGCACAGGTTGAGGGATCAGCTCGAGGCAGTTGGCTGGAAAATTCCAATCATCTCCATCAGAAAAAATAACACGATAAACGTTTCCCGTATCCGACGTCTTAAAAACAATCTCTCCAACCTCATGATAGTATTTATGAAGGGCCGGAACATATCCAAACCACTCGGTTGGTATTTTGACCACCTTTACAAGGTCGCCAATATTAAATTCATGCACTGTTTAACCCTCCTAATAATTCTGAAATGGACATTTTACTCTCGAGTGTCTCATCGTCATTAAATAACCATGAATACTCAAGAGAACAATCACGGAAGAAATAGATTTCACCATCGAGGCATGTAAAAAGCACAGTCGCGTACCGCTCACCATCAAGATCTGTTTCATAATCCACAACTACTCCGTCAAAACCAACAGTGTTATTCATCGCAGAACACCAGTATTCCCAGTCACTGTCTGCCCGTACTACCCTCACCTGATCTTGAATAGAAAACCGCGTCATACTACATAGCCCCCGTTGAATAAATCGCCGAGAGATACTTCCGGTATGATGGGGTCGTCAACCCGTTCCAGTAAACGCTCATCCCATGTCCATCCCGTTTCATAATCTGTCGGCCCTTGCAACCTGTAAGCCGGCAGTGTTTTACCGTTGCTCAAAAAACGACGTAAAACCGTGTAAACAATGCCGTCTCCCACAAACTGTTCCATTTCACTAGCCCATCCACCTGCACAATTCAGTAATGTCGAACCGCTACATACAATTCGTACTTCTTCGCCTTCTTCGAACATAAAACCTTTTCTGCTCATAATTTCTCCTTTCTACCAATCAATTGGCTCATAATTTCTCAGCTTGTTCAAACTCTCATATCACATATCCGGCGGAGGCCAGCCGCAGGGACGGCAGCTGATCAAGTTAAATCATGGTTTTCGAGTAACAGACCAGTGATAGACATCAGATCTATAAAATTTTTCCCACAAACCGTAATATTAATTTCAGGAAATACTTGAAAAATCTACCGAACTGTGATGGATAAGCTCTTGATGACTGGGAGAAATACAAGTTAATAGGAGGTCACACCTGCGCCCCCAGGATTTCTTCCCTGGTCGAGTTGGTACTTTCGCTAACAGCAAAAGCCCATCTTATTTAGATGGAAGTGCAGTTTGAACTTACTTAGTTAATAAATCATTTGGAATCTTTTAAAGCATCGACAAGATATTCTTTTGCCATTTTCGTTCTGACAAATCTGTTAGCAAGATGCTCCGCCGCTTCTTTGATAATCCGCTCTTTATTATCTTCGAAGCATTCTCTGATAACGTCTTTCGCAAATTCCGAAAAGTCTCCGCGACTACCGCCCCACCTGATATCAAAGATGTGATTTGCCACCTCATTCTTTAAGTACTCGATTACCTCTTTCTCGGCTCGATCTTCGATTCTTCTTCTGATCACCTCATCATCAACATTTATGCCGATCTGCAAAATATGTTCCATAAACCCTCCTTAATACCACTCGTCGTAAACGACCTCGTAATTGTCGAAGTCAAAAGTCTGCAAAATCTTTTCCAACTGTGTTGCGGTCTCTTCTACATCGTTGTAGTACCATTCGTCATATTCATTGCTACCAAAGAAAAACCCGCTTGTTACGGGCAAGAGTTCTTTTGAAACATTTTCAGACTCATACTCAAGAACCGTTTTGCACACATGCAGAAGTTCTTCGAGTTTTTCCTTTGGAACAACTACAGATCCATTGTCGACAAACCCGTCAACATTATTCTGAATCCATCCGCGAATCTGATTTGCTTTACGCCAATAAATCAACTCATCATCTGAGCTGATCTTCTTGCGTTTGTGAAGCCACATGTCTAAGCCCATACCTTTTCTCCTTAATATATTTCCTCGTAATAGATTTCCCATTCGTCGAAGTTCAACTCATCAAGTAATTTTTCGATGACCTTGATAGTGTAGTCGACATTCTGGTAGTAATACTTGTCGTAAGCCAAAGACCCAAAGAAGTATCCCTCGCTTGTCGGCAAAAGCCTCTTTGCTTTATCTGTAATATGACTATTAGAAACCTCTTTGCAAACCGCCAGAAGTTTCTCAAGATCCGATTTGGAAACAATCGTCATACCATTGTCCGCGAAGTTATCAAGATTACGCTTAAACCATGCGCGGATCTGATTTG